GTGGTGGATCAACTCCACAACCAATTAATTTATCTCAATATCCAAGAATGGTTCAAGTAATGTCAATTTTCTTAAAAAGATTTTATATTCTTAGTCAATACGTTCTTCCAAATAGGTTTTATAATGATACTGCATATGCTAATCTTTTTTCTGAATCAGAGGCAATAAATTTAGTTGCTTCTATATCCAATCCAACATATGTAGAATTATTGACACAATTTGCTAAAGACTATCAAGGAAAACCTGATGCGTTTTATCAATGGATTAGTGTTAATATTCCTAATTTATATAATTTTCCTACAGGCAAATATGAATTTTTTGACATACTTGACGGTGCTAATATTAATTATAGTGGTCATACTTATAATCCTAATGGTGGCGATGCATATGTAAATAAGGATGATTTTTATTTTCGTGGATTTACTGTAAATGAAGGAACTTTGAGTGTTCAAGTGCCAACAAGTGGTAGCACAAATCCAATTCAAACATTTATAAGTGCCAAAGCACAAAGTGGTTGGAATAAATTTTGGAAAGGACAGAAACTCGATGCATTTTTGAAATTCACAAATGAAAACGTATTTTTTGTCAAAGATAATAATTCTAAAGACGGTGGAAATAATTTAGGTGTTAAAACAACAAGCCGTTTTCTTGCTCAGTTAGGATATGTTGGAGTTGTACCTATGAATAATCCACTTCAAACAGAAATGGAATATTCAACACAACCACAAGCAGAATATTACGGTCAATCATCGAGTAGTAGTGGAAGTGCATCAAAAAACCGAATTGATTTTATAAAAACAGTTAATATAATTAATGCCGATGGAAAGCCTAATGGAAATACTGCTTTTATGAAATTAATTCCTCAAGCAGTTGGAAGTAATTCATATGATACTCTTAGTAATATTGTTGATGTTTGGACTGATCAATTAAGTCAGCATGATGAAGAAATTTATAAAGAAATAATAGATGCAAGTGGTCCACAATACAATCGAGATTTGAGTTCAGTAATTATTACATCGAATTTTGGCTATTCATTAAGTCCTTTTAGTATATATCCGACAAAATTGAATGAAACATTCTTCAAAATACCTGCAGCCATAGAAGTACCTTCATATTTGCCATATTATATGGGTTCTTTGGTAGGTATGAGTGCTGAAACAACAGATGTTAAATATCAGACACTATATAATTTTTTTGTTACTGGTTCAGGTAAAGCATTAAATAGTTCAGGTGCATTCATTTTCGCAGATATTGCCGATATTAATGCTCAATTGGCATATCATGATAAGTTTATGATCGGAGAACTATATAACGGTGAATACATGAGTTCAGGTGGCATACATGATAAACTTATTAGTTATTTAAAAATCCTTTCTGGTCCGAATGGTATTGTACAAAATGATCCTGAAGTAATTAAAGCAAAAGCCACAGGAGATAAATATAAAATTGCTACTGCAAAGGCTAAAGTATATAAAAAAGCATTTGATTCTAATGATGGCAATAGTTCATTCAATACAATTCTTCAACCGTTGATGAATGAATTCAATATTATTAATTTTAGTGAATTGACATTTGGACGTGATATTAAATCCGACATACTTTATAGAAGTCTTAATGATCTAAACAATCAATTTATCAAATTTCCAAATAAAACTGTTAAGAAATTAAAAGATTCTAACGATAATTTCTTCAAAGTATTTTTTCAGAAATTAAATGATGGCATAACCACCAAACAAAAACAAATAAAAGATCAGAAAGCCGAAGATTCTAAATTAACTGGAGATGAAGATATTGTAGCACAGACATATTATTCATTTAAAAACATCAATGATAAATGGCTCAGTGGACCTCAAAATAATGATCCAAATGCAGGATATCCAACATTTGAAAGAAGACAAAGTGGGTCAGCAACACCACATTTAATTGATTCATTTGTTTTTGTTGATAGAGCAATGAATCCGGTTGGAGATACTATTATAAATCCAGAAATCCTAACCAATATGTTGGATGATCAAGACATGTCAATATATACTGTATTAACACAATTATTATCACGAAACGGATTTGAATTCTTTCCATTACAGAACTTTATGAAATTTGATAAACCAATGGATTGGCAGGATTCATTTAAAATTGATACTATTGGCAATGTTACTCAAGGACCTACATTTGTATGTATGTATATTGGCGGTGGATCAAGTTATCCAACAGGAATTCAGGCTTTTGGTCAATTTAAAGATGATGGTATTACCGATCTTCTTAGTGCAAACTTACCTGATTTTTCGAAAAGTAGTTGTGATATAGTTCCAAGTAATGACAATCAAGTAGCCACCAATCCTGACTTTCCATTTAGACAAGTACGTGCATTTAGAGTTAGATTTGGCGAACAAAATCAGTCAATGTTTACTAATATAAGAATTGATAGTAAAGAATATCCTGAAACCAATGAAAGTATACAAATTATAGCAAGATTGGCTGGCGATAATAAATTACAAGCACCAACGCCTAAAGGACAGAATTTATACAACCTTTATGAAAACCGTGCATATCGTGCAACTGTAATTGGTTTGGGAAATGCAATGATACAACCAACACAATATTTTCAATTGGAAAATGTACCATTATATAATGGTGCGTATCTTATTTTAAGTGTTGAGCATAATATCGAACCAAACAAAATGACAACAACATTCTCAGGTACAAAAATATTAAAATATCCTGTACCAAGAGTATTGCAACCATCTGTAATTGTAGGATATCCGGGTGGAAACACCAACAATACTAATCCTGCTGCAGCAAGTCAGGATGGCTATCATCAAGGAACTGAAGTTGCAGGAATGACACCTGAAAGATTAAAAATGCTCGATTCGGTTTTGGGTGTTGATGTTTCACATTATCAGGGTAATATAAATTGGATACTTGCCAAAAATTCAGGAGTTAACTTTGCTATTGTAAAAGTTACCGAAGGTGATAAAACATATGAAGGCAATTCAAGAACATATAATTTGGTGAAAAATATCAGTGATGCACAAAATAATGGTATAAAAGTAAGTTATTATCATTTTGCAAGACCTGGAAATAATGTCGATCCTATAGTTGATGCAACAACTGAAGCAAATTGGTTTGTAAGTCACGTAAAAACATTACCTGGAGTTAATTTACCACTTATATTAGATATTGAAGCATATTCAGATACGGTTCTTTGGACAGATAGAAAAGCAAGTATGCCGATATATGTCTCAACATTTATTGATGTACTGAAATCCAATGGATTTTCGACAATTATATATTCATATAAATCATTTCTTGATGAAAATGGCATCACCAATTTTGGTAATAATAAATTGTGGATTGCAAATTATATGAGTTATCCGAAAACCAACCCCGAAAAAGACCTGCCTTCACTCCCAGTTGGATGGAAGGGAAAAGATTGGCTTGCTCATCAAAACGCACCTATGTGGCAATTTAGTTCACAGGGTCAAATCAATGGAATACAAGGTAATGTTGATATAAATGTTATGAAAAAAGATTTCTTTAGTAATTCATCCGCATAAAAAAAGGCATCTTTCGATGCCTTTTAATATTTTAAGTAAGTAATTCTTTTTTAAATTCATGCAGACCAATTATATTATCATTAATAGTATTTTTACCATATTTCATTTCTTTTATCTTACGAATTGCGTTTGCAATTTTATTATTTTTTTCTTCAACACTGTCTTTAGGAATACCCTCTAAAATATTAAGATTGTCAGTTTTATATTCTTCAAGCAATTTTTCTTTTTCTGTATCACTCGAATTAAGAAGTCTTTTCAATAAATTTTTATCTCCTTCGTTCAAAGTATCATATTTTTCGTTAAATTTTTCAATAGCAATTTCAAGTACTTCTTCGTTAATTGGTTTAACATTAACATCTTCAATCAATATTGTTTTAGGGGTTTTTATGTGATCGAGAACTAAATTAAATGATTCATGTATTGCATCGACATCAATTTTATCGTAATCATTAATTGATTCAGTTATTAGAGTATCAATTGCGTTATAAAGTTTGAGTTTTTGTTGTTCACTTACATCATAAAATGGTGGTAATTCTTCACCAACAAATCCATTTAATTTCAAACGTTCCTTATCTATTTCACCAATAGTATATACTTCGAACAATTTTATATTGCTGTCGATATAACGTGTTGCTGCCAAGTCGTTTTCAATATGCTTATTTTCTAAATTATTGAAAACATTAAATTCCAATAGTAAGATTGGAGAACCTTTTATAACATCGAGGAAATCGGTTGTTAGTTTTTTGGATTCTTCAATCAAATTGTGGTTGAAATACGAATCTTTCAACTTTTTAGAAATTACTAAATTGGCTATTCCTATATTAGTGTTTTTCATATTATTTTATCCGATTTCTTATAAATACTAATAATTATTATAAAGACTTATTTTTATTATACTTAAATCATTCCTGTACATCGAGGTTTTCGATATCATCAATTTCAATATCTTCACCTTCAGTTATTTTTTGCTGTGTATTAATACTTTCACTTTCTTTTAGTAAAGCATCTATTTCACTTACCATGTTTAAAGCAGTAGTATTTAAATTACCATTTTTCATATCATTTTCATATATGATTTCTTTCTGCCTTTCTTCCTTTTCATATTCCGGCTTTTGGCTACTACTACCATACACAATTCTTTCTACTTGCTGATCAAATTCTTTTTCAGTCAATACGTTTCTTCCACGAACACTATCACCAACTACTGGTGGAAGTTCTGCGGGTGTTTGATTTGGTAAACCGGGAATTGGTGGTGGAACTTCTCCACCTGCGGGAGCACCGCCACCCATTGGGGGAGCACCTGCACCGCCACCCATAGGAGCACCACCGCCACCACCTGCAGGTGGCATACCGCCTGTAGTACCGCCAGTTGTAGGAGCACTTGCCAATGCACCTTCAGGTTCACCATATCTCTTATCAATATCTGCAAATAAACCGGACTTCTTAATAATAACAGGAGAATCTTGAAGTTCTTGCATAATAACTTTCTCCATTTTCTGTTGTTTCAGGTCTTCAACAATTTCTCTATCACTCATATTGAATAATACTCTTTTAGCAGTTGTATGTGACATTGCTGCAATACCACTTTCAGCACGTGTTAATTCAGTATATGTCTGTGCTTTATCACGTAGTAATTCTGACTTCAACAATTCTTGTTGTGTTGAAGGATTTGTAAGAGTAAGGTTAAATTCTTTAAGATCATCACCATTATAACCTAATAAATACAAATGGATCATTGCCATTTTATTAAGTTCTTGGATCATTGCCTGCTGAATACGATTTACTTTCTTAGAAAATCTAATATCGTACTGTGCCATGTTCTTACCTGCACCTGCAGCATCTTGAAAACTCAAAAATGGCTTTGGAATGCCTAATCCTGTAAAAAGATTGTCACGCAAGTACTCAATATCCTGAATTGCATCCAAATTACTTGCACCCGGAAGTGTTTCAATACCTGTTTGCGTATTTGCATTCCTTACAGGCAAGAAATAATCTTCATCATTACCCAAAATGTTGAAACGATAGTCAATTTGACCATCATTTGGCTGTACTTGTGCTGTTTTTTTGAATTTTGTTGCAACTTTATAGATATAATTCTCAATATCGTCTTCATCTATGTTTCCAACGTCAATTTTAAACACTTTTTTCTCACCTGCACGAACAATACGATAAGTTAACATGGCATCTTCTGCCATAACAAGTTGCCTGAATACTCTACGGACCTTATTAAGCACTGATGAACCATAAGGAAGGTACTTATCATCACCCAAAAGTCTAAAATGTGCAATTTCAAACACATTAAATTCATCACCTGTCATTCTTTCTTTGAATTTGACAAGAGGTTTGCCGTTTTGTATTCTTTCAAATCTTTCAATTTCGTAATTTACAAGTTGTTTTATGTGTGTAATGCCTTTTTTGCGTTCACCATAAAGTAAAACGAAATTATCACCATATTTTACAGTATTTCTTACCCAAAATGGTAAATTAACGTTCACATTTACAATATCATAGAAGAATTCTTCCAATAAAAACTTAATGCGGTCTTTATTTGAAAAAATATTTAACATTTTACCATTAAAACCAATGGTAGTTGCTTCTTCCATGAACAAATCCAATGCACTACTAATAATTGGATAGAACTCCATACCCTCATAGTCAATATATGCGGGTAGTCTGGCTGCTTCATATTGTAATGCTTTTTGGAAACCTCTATCGGTTGTACGGAAAAACTTATTTTGAAGTTCTCTTTTTTGTTCTAACTCCAAACCTTTTCTGTGAATTTCCTCTGGAGTCATCCCCTTAATAATAACTCTGTCTTCTTTAGGCGGTGGTGCACTTACAGGTGCTTGTACAGTTGGTGCAGCATTTGCTAAACCCATACCATCTAAGTTCAAGAACTTATTAAGTTGTTGATATATCGTTAATTTATCTTTCTTTTCGTCAGCCATTTTATAATTTTTTATATTTTTTTATAAATACTTTGATTTTTTGCAAAAGTCATATATTATAAATACATTCTATCTTTTCTTTTTATCTTTTATTCCATCAAATAACCATGCATTTACTCCATATGGATTCATTGGATTCACACTATCAGGCGAAATCATTGGTCTGTTCTTAACTGTAGTATCTCGGATAAAACGAGTATTATTCTCTTTGATAGTATTTGTATTTGTATTACCAGTTTCCATTCTTTTTTTCATTTCATCTGCATCGTTGACCAATATCATTGCATTAAGCATTTTTTCAGTCAATGCTTTACTTTGTTTAAATCTTGCCATGTCAAAATTTAATACATATAGACCAATTGATAATCCCATAATTGAGTCATCATGAAAACTACGTTTATGATCTGCAACTCTGTTGCCAGGAACTGTAACAAATGTTTTTAATTCATTTAATAATCTAACTGAATGAATGATAACATCTTCCATATGAATTGCTCTTTGCATTTCCAATACGACAGATGCCCTATTACCACCAACAAAAAATCCGGGAATTAAATCAACAGTAACAACACTGCCATCTGACATTCTTTTCTGCCCTTTTTTAACATATCCTTGTAATCTATCTCTTGAAGGCTTATGTGATACTTCAGCATAATGAATATGTTCATCACTATATCCGTATTCAAATAATTTTTCTATGCTCTGAACACCATAACCACCTGTTATATCGACTACACAATATGCAAAATTATATCTTTTGCCAAATTGCATTGCAACTTCAGCAAGTTGTTGTGGGGTTATCTTACCATAATATTCGGCAACTTGTTCAAGTCTATGTCTTTTAATTTTGACCTTTTTAGTACTACCATTTTTAGTAATTTCTCGTTCACTAATTTCTTCAATGGTTTTTAATAAATTAATTGTGGAATTATCTTCACCATGACCTGGCGAAGCATCCAATGCCATTATGTATTCTTCGGTTGGCAATGGGTCTTCCCAAATCCACATATTTTTATCAATGTATTCCTGACGAATTGGTGGAAGAACTTCATCTTCCTGAATTCTTTTAAGAAATTCTTCAGCAATAAAGTTATCACCAGAACCCAAAAATGAACACAAGAGTTCTTGTGCAATTTTACGCATATCACCATTTGCATCACGTACTTGTTCTTCAAACCACGGTGAACTTGCTTCCCAACCTTCATCCATTAATTTGATACGTTCTTCATCATTAAATCCAGTATCTTCTTTACGTATTTCAGTTTCTTTGCCTTTATTTTTTAACCAACATAAATCTTTATTATAACGTGGATCATTAAACCACCATATTTCAACTGGTTCAAAACTATTTTCTCCCCTGCGTGCACCATCGAAATGCTTGTAGAAAACTGCATCCAATCCTGATGGTGTTGAAACCATAATTGCATGACCACCAGTACCTAAAGTAGGCTTTGCTGCAGTCCAAAACTTATCACCTTTTTCTGTCCATGCTGTTTCATCCCAAAAAATCAGTGTTGGTGTCATACCACGAAGACCTTTAGAACTAAAGGCTGCTAAACGTGAATTATTATCGTAAATTTTATCCTTTTGAGTATCTTTTAAATTTTTATCAGCAACTCTACCAGTTTTAGGTCTAAGCCATTCAGGGCAACCATCAATAAATAAAACAACATCACTCATAACTTCATCACGAGCAGTTTCAAGTTTATCGGCAACAATAGCAACCTGTCTGTTACGATTAAACATTATGTACCACGCAATATATCCGCAAGTTGTTGTTGTAATTCCTGCCTGACGATATTTATTGGCAACAACGAAACGATTATCCATGTACGTTCGTATCAATTTCTTTTGAAAACCAAATAATCTAAATGGTACAATAAGACCATCTTTTCCTTGTGTTTGGTCGAAAATTGTTAGATAAGTTTCTATAAAATAAATTGGGTCTGTTTTGCAACGGACAATTTCATGCTCTTGTTCTTCAACAGTTAATTGACTTGCCTTTTTTGTAACACCATCTTTAGTAGTAATAACGGGTTCAATGACTCCCATTTTTTTTCTCAGTTCGTCTGCTAATTTTCTCAGACGTTCTTTTTCTTTCTCTCTGGTAAGATCATATGGAATAATCGGAACATGATCTGGAAATTCATCTTGATCATCTTTAATTTTGGTAACATCTATTTCATCACTCATTGTATTGTAAATATTTACAAATAAATACTTACAGTATATAAAAACCGCAAGGCACGGCAATAATCATGTATTGTCGTGCCTCGAAACCTTTTCTTCCGAATATGGTAAGATAGGCAAAATGCGATATATGTCTTGACATACCGCATTTCGATTTCCTTCACCCAAATGGAGTGATGAACTCCTATATAAATACTACAGTTTTACTGAAGAACTCTCTACGAACTCTTTATCTCTTAAAATAATTTTTCTTGCATAAAGTAAATCCTTTACTCTTGCCAATGTCATACCATAATGAAATACTAATAATGGCGTATCTTCTTCTTGCTTATCAAACATTTTATCGTATTGATCAAAACCACTATCATTAGGCTTATCTATTTCATACGCCAAGCAATGAATGGTGTGATAACCATGCATATATTCCCTATCCACGGCTTCATGTAGGCAAAATAAATCAAACGTGCTTGTTTTTAGGCTAATAACAGCATTTACAAATTCCTCAGTTGGTGGTAATGCATTATCACAAGCAGGAACTAAATCCCAACACCAACCCTCAATATCTATATTGGTTTCATCATTCGAAAAAATGAATTCATACATGCCTTCATTTTTTGAATTGAAACCGATTTTAAGTACAAAAATCAACTTGAGTTTTTTTTCATCCACGGTTTCCATACTGTGATTTTTCCATAAATACTTTGATAAAAAGAAAGCCACTTACGTGGCTTTAATTTTTATCTACCGAATTCAAATCCAGTTAATTTCTTGATCTCACCTAATGTGGTGCTTAAGCACATATTATAATTTTTTAAAATATTCTGTATTTTTAATCCTAACCTAAAGGATATTATCCGGACAATAATTGATATTGTAATTATTGGAAAAAATATTACACTATTATTAATAAATAAAATTCCCAAAATCAATATGGCAATACTAACGTAATCTGTTAATTCTTTCCATGAATCCAAGACATTCCAAACATCATCGAAATATTGCATTAATATTCTTCTGTACTCAAGCCAATCACATTCAGAATTATCATCTGCTTTGCCTTGTACTTTCGTAAAGATTCGCATTTCCTTCTGCTTTGAGCCACCAATATAGGTTCTGCGATAATTTTTTTTATTAAATGTCCTGTTAATCATAATATGTATTTGTTCATTATACGTACAAAGATAGTAAATGTTACAAAAAAACCCGAATTTCTTCGGGTTCTTTTTATTTTTTATTGTTTAAATACCGGGTAATCCTGTGCTACCACCACCTTTTGGGGGAGCAATTCCCTGACTTTGTTGTTGTTTAGTTATATAAACTAATTTTCCGGTATTTTGATCTCTTCTTAAAGAACCGCCACCACCTTTAGCATATTGCTGAAGTAGTGCATATTTTTCTTGAGTAGTTGCTCTATTTGCTGCATCACCAATAACACTCATATAAGGATTCATCAGAATATTCTTAAATGCCTGTTGAAATAATTCCTTAACACCTGCTTCATCATTTGGATCAAGTTTTGCTAATTTTTCTGCAACACTAAAACCTAAAATTTCATTTACTGCACCTTCGTTAACCTTTTTTTTGAGCACTACACCTTCAAACAATTTGAATTGGTTATCAATAACCACATCAAGTTTCTTCAAAGTTGGAGATTTTTTGCTTTCATTAAGACTTTCTTTTCTTACACCTGCCTTAACTTCAAGACGTTCACGAATATATTTTCTGAGTTTCTTTTCACCCTCAGACATTTGAATATTAACTGCCTTATCGGGAGTTATATTAACATCAACTGTTGTCATTGGAGCACTTTCAGGTTTAATAGTATCTACACCAAGATTTTGACTATCTGGACCGAATGCAAATTTAGGAGCACCTGCACCAATTCCTGGTTTTTCTTCGCCTGCGTCATCCTTTACATCATCAAGATCAACTTCACCCTTTTCAATTTCTTCACCTTCTGGTTCGTCTTCTTCTTTCATTATTTTAACAGGTGCTTTTGTGCTAAGAGGTTTGCCTTTCTTTTCAGGAACTACTAATTCTTGGATTGCTTGTGGCTGTGGTGGTTGTGTTTCAACATTTGCAACATCCACATTTTCGGCAACTGCAGGATTCAATCCTGCAACGCCAGCACCTTTACCAGTAACTTGTTGTGATACTGCTTTTAATATGTTTTTAACATCAATTGGTTGCTGACCTGCTTTAGTTAATCTTGTATTTAATGCCTGAATTTGCTGACCTAAATTGGTTGCAATTCCTTGAAGTTTTTTCACTTCACCAGGAACTTCACCTGCATTATATGTTTGTTTAATCGCCTGTCCTGCTTGACCAATCTTTTCTGCGCCTGCTTGTGCTACTTGACCAACTGCCTGTGCACCTCTTTGGACTGCGCCACCAACTGCTTGTGCACCTCTTCCAATTGCGCCACCAACTGCTTGTGCACCTTTTGCAATTCCTCTACCTGCAGCCTTACCTAAAGATTTTAATCCGCCAAAAAGTTCGTTAAGTTTTGCAACGCCTTCTTCTTGTGAACATTCATTCATTCCATTAACAACTGGTTCGAGTTTATTTGCATAATCTTCATGACCATAATCATTTTTCAATGTATTTAATATTTCTGGATTAATAATTTTAATAATCATAGCAACATTATCAATGTCACCATCATTCTGTCCATCATTATGTGCATTTGCATATCCACTTACCATATTACCAACTTCTTCTTCACCGCATTCCATAAGTGCTTCTGCACTATCAACGCCCCTTGACTTTGCATATTCAGTAAATGTACCGCATTCTGCGCACTGTGCTTCAGGAAGTCCAGATGGTCCAAGATCACCCTCTCCGGGTTTTTCCTGTGGTACACTATCTCCCAAATCTGCAACATCTTCAGGTGATACCACTTTAAGAATCATATCGGCTACTTCATGTCTGTCTTCATCATCAATTTTTGCCATTTTATTTGCACTGGCATCTTCCTTTTCATCTTTATTTGGTAAAAATCCTTTAACGAATGTTTTAAGTAACCAAGTTAATTCACTTGTATCTAAATCAGAACTTTTAATTTCACTTGCTATTTTGCCAACTTTGCTCTGCATGTCACTTAATTCTTCTTCACCTTCAGGTTTTTCTTCTGTATCTGTAGGTTTTTCTTCGGTATCACTTGCAGGTAGTTCTTCTGTACTATCTGCAGGTAGTTCTTCTGTACTATCTGCAGGTAGTTCTGTTGCATCGCCTGCAGGTACTTCTGTTGCATCGCCTGCAGGTGTCTCAGGTCCTGCTTCAGGTCCTGTTGCTGGTTCTGTTTCTAATCCTGCTGTCATTTCAGCACTACCTTCAGGTGCTGTTTTTTCTGCTGAAGTTGCTGCATCCAATTCAGGAACTTTACTTGTTGCCTGATCAATTTCTTCTTTAGCACCTTCGGTTATAACCATTTTAGTTTTAGTCTTATTAGGCTTCAATGTTTTTGCTTCACTGATATCATGAAAAATAAAATTTCTTTGTTTATCTGCTTCAGATAATGATTGATATTTATAATCCTTAATATTACCTAATCCACCAATGTAAGCAAAATCTGTAACATTAGGGTCTTTTTTAGTACCACCCTTTTTGATGAAATATTCATGGTTTTCTTTAACTATACCATATGCAACACCGTCTGGTGCTCTCTTATAATCAATAAGAGTGCCTAAGTTACGTATTTGAGATTCTTTAACTGAGGGTTTTACATCGGCTAACTTATTTAGTCTTTCATAAAATGCCTCTTTAGTTGTATGTTTTGCCATTTGACTATATTTTTAAATTTAATTATTTATTTTACACTTTTTTATAAATACTTTATTTGGATCGAAAAATTAAGAAAGTTAAATAATTTGACCCGTTTCATTAGTGATTTTATACTTTTGAAGCATTTCAACCACTCTTTGATTAATTAGTTTTTTACTCATAAATCCATCAATAACAGATTGATTTGCCTTTTTATGTGAAACATCTTCCTTGAGAAACTTCTGATTCTTATGGATTTGCTCCACTATATCATAGAATATCTTCTCGGCTTTTTTAATTTCTACGTATTCCACTAATTGTGCTTCTGTTAATATAAATTTTTTCATGATCCTATGCATTATATTCGTCAAGACTTAATTCTTTAGTAAGAAAACTATTCTTCATATCAACCATTTTTTCTAAATACCCCGAATTTCGTAATATTTTAAATACTAAGTTTTCTGTAGAATATTCTCCTGCCGTATCAAGTCCGGTTTGTCTGTATTTTTTTATTTTATTTTTAAGTTTTTCATGCTTATTTATAAAACTTTCGTCATCCCTATCCTTTTCCAGATCATCAATAGTATTCATTATGTCTGCAGATTTCAATTGTACGTCTGCCATGTCAATATTAACGATCTTTTTGGTTGGTTTTCTAATCCACTTATCTTTAACCAAAGAATATGTACCAGATGAATGATGTGGTTCTTGAGCATCTTGAAAATACATTTCAACGTCATGTCCTTTTACTTGAATAGGAAGTCTGTCTGCCCACAATTGTTTTTTTAATTTGAAGAAATCACCAACAAAGTCTTTATTTTCTGAAATTTGATTAAAATTTAATACTACATGAACATCCAAGTCTGAATTTTCATTGTAATTGTAATTTGCGAGACTACCTGTCAATATAATATCATTATATTTAAGATTTTCCGCATCACAAAACTGAATAAATCTTATGGCATTTTTTAACAACGTTTTTCTAACATCAGGTCTCATTTTTTCGTCTGATTCCCAGATCATTGGGCATAGAGTATCATTCATTTTAATAGTAGATACATCAACTGCTTCTGGTTCGATGACTTCTTTTAAAACGTCTGATATGTTGTTCTGTTTCCAATATTTAGAACTCCATCTTCTTGGATTGTCGTTAATATCCATTGCCCATTTATTTTATTATGCCAAATTAGTCTGATTTGAAGTTTCTGGTGGTTTGACTCTTTTTACAACCAATCTATGTACGGTATCAATATCCTCATAATCTTCATCAGCAAGGTATTTGTCAATTTCTACTTTTATTTCTTCTGCCTTTTTTCTTAGTTGTTCAACGTTTTCTGCAGGAATGAAAAAACCTTCATCAACACCTTCATCTTCAATGCCTTTTTTGAAACGTTTTGCTAATGCCTTGCGTGCAGGAGTACAGGTTGGTTTAGTCATTGGAGTACAATAACCCTTATGTTCAGGATTAACGGCATTTTGAATCCATTTTTCATCGGCTTCTCTTAATTTGAAGTCGGGATTCAATTTTGCCATATTCTCCAAAAGCAATGACTTAGTATCTTTTAATACCTTTTTCATGTCAATTGAATATGTAAAATAAAAATTATTTACCTACTTTTGCAATTGGAGCAATTGGAATTTTCTTTCCGTCATTAGGCTTAGTTTCGTCTAATTCTTTCTTTTCCTTATGTTCCTTTTTTTCTTCAGCAGGAGTTTCAGATTCTTCGTGTTCCTTAGATTCTTTATCTTCCTTTTTTTCGAAGTTCCATTTCTTGTCTCCGTCCTTTTTATCTTCCTTTTTGTCTTCTTTCTTATCTTCACCCTTTTTCTTATCGAAATTCCATTCGGTAAGTCCTTCAGGTGCTGTTTCACCAGTTTCTTCAGCAGGAACTTCTTCCTCTTCTTCACCGTGAAGCATAGCATAAAGTTCATCAACCTTTGCTGTTAATTCTTGAAGTTTTTCTTCAGGAGTTTTTTCTTTTGGTTCTTCAATTGGTGCTTCTGCGCCAGTTTCAGCAGGTAATTCTTCTTCAAATCCTTCATTTAATTTAGGCTTGAATGTCTTATCGAGTCTACCCATAACTTCGAATAATCTTTGTTTGTCATTTCTCTTCATATTCTTGATTTTTATAATTTGTTTATTTTATTTAACATAAATACTTTAATGGTATAGTAGAAATGTTCTCGCAACATCTTTTCTTTGGGCAGATATATCTCCCTCACCTTTTGGCATTACAATAACATTAATTTTTTTCTCGTCTCCAACAGGTGTTTTTAACAATTCATCATAAGTTAATAATGTGTTAATATCCACGCCATATTTATCTGAAATTCTTTGCTTTAAGGTATTAATGCTATCTTTGCTTTTTGGTACTAATTTGCCTTTTTCATCAACGGCAAAATGTGCACGGTCTCTAACAAATAAATCACCAAATAAAGCAGAAGGTACAATTTCGGAAGTTTTGGCTTTTGATATATTTACTTTATTTCTTTCTTTCTCACTGGCATCTGTGGAAAAACTTAAAGTAATGTTTGGATCATTTAAATTATAAACTTCACCCATTTTAGTATGTGCATAAGATTCAAAATCGTAACCTTCACCCTTTAATTCTTTTGTTATATTTACTGCAATTTCAAAATATTTCTTAGTAAAAAAATCACCTGCATCATTCCATCTAAAAATAACTTTTTTATTGTCATTTCTGATGGCTAATACTTCTATTTCATGTTTTAATAAATTCTTGAATTTATCGGGATAATTAAGTAATAGATTTAATATTCTTGTTTGTTTAAGAAAAATATTTGGTTGAATAACATATCTTCCACGTCTTGCATAACATACTCTCGCACAAGCACCTGCGCCCGGACATGTATTTACAACATAAAATTCTTTATTTTCAATATCATAAACTAATCCACGTAAAGCAGGAATACCAATATTATATGTTGCAGAATTTTCAGACCCCGATTTTTCCATTTTGGTATTTTGTGAATAAATTTGTATCGGCATTTGCGTTATACTCTTAATAAATGTGTCAACATCAATATCGCCCTTTTCATCAAATGGAATTGCTTTATTATGTATCAATAAAGATGCCTTGATTCTTTTAGTATCAGGTAAATTGTAATTTGAAATCACATTATTCAAATAACTTTTTAATTCCTCAACATTAAGGCATTCTTTTGAAACGTCACTAAATTCACCTTCCCAATCAACTTCAGTCAATGGCATGCCACCGACCCTGTTCATCATTTCGAAAAGTCGTTGCGGAGTATATTTTGTCATTGGAGAACAATATTTTTCTATAAATACAAAATTATTAATTAAAATCTAAGAGTATTTATTATAAATTCTTGTACGAAATGAATTTAGAATGCTTAAATGGTATAATCACCGACAACTTGGCTATTCAAATTGATCTAACTCAATTGAAGTCATGGGATTTAAATACTGATTTCACATCATATAGTTTGACCAAATGGACTGGAGCAGTTTCTGACAATATCAATTTAATTGATTTTGGTTTAACTGGTTTCGATAATGGCAGAACAAATAAAATGTGGAGTGGATATACATTAACTCCACAGGATAATATATTCTCAATGTATAGAATTGGTTATAATGTAGTTAAGAATCCAACAACAGGTGAAACAAGTGGTATGACAATAACTACAGAATTTGATCCTTATTATATAAGTGGTGTAACAACAGGTAATAGTGGAAATTATTTCGAACTTAATGGTGGTTACTTACAAGGATTTTTTAAACTACAGGGATACAATTATGAATTATTACCTGCAAGATATAATAATGGTATAACCGTTGAAACACTTGTTTATCTTAACACGGGTTCATCGGGAATATTTTATATGATGGGTGTGCGTGCGGAAGATAAATATAATCCGCACTTCAGTGGTGAATCAACATTAAATGGAGTTGTCAGTGGTGGAACAATTGTAGATGTTACTAAAATAAGTGGTGTAACTACAAGTGAAAACAATTATCTTGATGCCTATCAAGAAACTTTAGTAAACCGAGAGGCATTTATTGATTGGGGAGATAGAAAAAGAAAAGAATATTTCGAAGCACCACCAATTACAAATGTTACTGGCAATACTATTGCATTTTTCTTAACTGCAGATCGCAGATTAGGATATAAATATATTGATAACAAGGGTATAATTGTTCAGAACATATCACCACGTTCAATTTTGCATAATGCGACAGGATGGACCATGATTGATATTGCATTTATTCCTAATGCAACAATTGATGATTCTATCTTAATTAGTACTTGGAACAATGGTTTATTTAGTTTAGGATACCCATATTCTTATAATTATCAAACATTAATTGACTGTGCACCACAAAGAATTGGTACATTAATATTCTACATTAATGGTAGATCAATGTGGACAATTAATGATTTTCCAGAGTATTTCTTTAAGGGATTAAAAAATCAAAGAGAAAAACAGATTGGCGTACCATTCTCAATTAGTTGGGGTGGCGGTTCATTTGGATTAAGATATTCATATCATTATGACTATCAGAAATATGAACTATATGATGGTCAAAATACTGCATATATAAATCAAAAGTTTTGGGTTCAGAACAATCCATTACCTGATGAATGCGAACCACCTGCAAGTGATGATTATTTACCGGGATTATCATTAAGTGCAGATAGCAGTACATTCATGATTATTGATAAATGCGATCCACATGTTGAACATCCATATACTGTGATGCGTGTTGAATTTACTGGAACAACTGGAATAACCGGAACTTCAGCAATGACATATTTTATTAAATTCAATCAACCAATATCCGTATTATCAAACAGAGACTATGAAGTTGATTTATCGTTCTTTAATTCAGGATTCAGCACCAATTTACGAGCAAAATTATTAGTATATGGTACTGTAGATATAGATATTATAAATGAAACACAATATTCATATCCATTTAGTGCAGAAGATATAATAAGGTTGGAAGGTGCAGGAATATATCCTTTCCCCGACAGACAGGAATATCAATATATGAGAGATGGTATTATGTATTATGGTGCTACAGGTCTTCCTGTTTTACTTGAAGACGCACTTGTTTATGGTCTTATATCTGTTGAAGGTTTACCAGAAGGTAGTGTTGTAACAGGTTTAAATAGTTGGAAACCTCTGAAATTGGTTTTCAGAACTGCAGACAATTCAGGGCAACAACATGTATATTTAGGTTTATTGCTTGAAAGTTCAGAACCATTTAACGAAAATAGTCCAATATTCATAAACAACTTTACATATAAAGGTGCTGATATTTTGGTTAAAGACCCGAAGAAAAATGATTTATTGATTCAAGAGAACTTTGATTCATCATTTATTGGCGGGATACAAAAACTTCGAGTATATAATAATGGTCTGACATCAGAAGAAATACTACATAATGCACTTATTGAAGCAAAGAGCAATCCAAATTTAAAGTTTAAAGTAAATAAAGGCGGTAGGATAATTTACAGATAAATTTTTATATGCAAAATCTTTATGAAATTATATTAGATGAAATTGATAAAATGTCAGCAATTAATTTGCAATCTTATTATCAACAACATGCCAATAATAAAGAATGGCTTCGAATTCTATCCAAATTTCCAGAAGAATTACAACGTGAAATTATTGATGAAAGACCCGAAGGCAATAAAGAAGATATTGAAGAAATTAAACAATTAAAATTAATCTCACCACAACCAATAACAGTTAACACCAAAGATGTTTTACAATCAACACTAAAAGTTGATAATTTTTTAAATAGAACACCACAAGAAGTTGTTGATGTAATTAATAAAAATTGGGGAACTCAAGGAAAAACTGAAATTGTATATGACCAAAATCCCCAAAGATATTTTCAATATGCAAAAATGTCATCATCAACAGCAAAACCAAGTATTATGGTAAATAATGTTATTGAATGGGGTATTGGTAGATTTATTGCAACATTAATTCGTGGTGATAAAACAATAAATGTTTGGAATATGAAAAGATAGTATGAGTCAGTTAAGTGAAATTTTGGAAGGTTGGACAAATCTCACATTCCCCTTAAGTCCAAAAATAAAAGAATTGGCAAAAAAAAGAATCGAAATTTGTGTTAATTGCGATAAATTAAATAAAAGGAATTTTTGTAAAGTATGTGGTTGTTATATGCCAGCAAAGGTCCGAAGTCGTAGATCAAAATGTTTAAAGAATTTGTGGTAATTATATTGATTAACAATATGGTACACTTCGCACAGTATCCCTCATTTCAGGAGTACGAATATCTAAATTAGTATAATTCATGATAAAATCCTGACAAAATTCCCTAATGAATAATATCTGAATTTTTGGTGGTGCTTTTTCAAATGCAATAAATTTGATTTCATCACCATCAGGAGTATATAAATCAACATTAATGTCACGCCAATCAAATCTATCAAACCATGCTTCACCTGATGGTTCTCTGTCAGTTTCAGGAGTACCCCCAACATGTCCTCTATCTTGCCATCCGGTTTTGCCAACATCTACTTTATCTGCATAAAAATTCAAATCAAATTTAATTGGTTCTTTACTTTGATCATATTTATATTCTATTTTTAAGAAGTACTCAATACTCATACGGTCTGTATCATCAAAATTATCCTCTTCCCAATTGCCACCAATACGAGAATCATAAACATCGGTTTTAAGATTTTTCTTATTTATTAATGAATCACAAATAAATTGTTTCTGTAAATCTTCGTTTTTTAATAGATCGACATTCTCTTCTTCCTTGAGATATTCATCGTTACCCAAAAAATCGAATTCTGAAATTACTTCATTTATTGTTCTTATTAATTCCTTTTTTTTCATCAAATTTAATTTACTAATAAATACTATTATTTTTACATAAATTTTAAATCATATGACACGATGTGAGTATTTATAGGAAAGTCATTGCTTAATTGAAGAATTAAGTTACGTCTGAAAAATCAGAAATGATTCTTTAAATTTTATTGCCAGTTAGTGGTTATGTAAAATTTAAGACCTAACTAATTAATTTTTAAAAGGATAGTTGCACCCAAATCATTGGGTGCAATTTTTTTATAGTGGATATGAATATTCTTCACCAAGATAATTAATCAATATAATTTCATTTTTCCTGATTTCTTTTACATAATTAGGCAAAAGTGGAATTTTACCACCACCGCCAGGAGCATCAATAACAAATTGTGGTACTGCATATCCACTGGTAAAACCACGAAGTCCTTTGATTATATCTAATCCAACTTGTATGTCAGTACGGAAATGTTCAGAACCGGGAATTGGATCACATTGGTATATATAATATGGTCTGACTCTGATCTTCAACAAACCTTTATTAAGTGCTCTGAATATTTCGACACTATCGTTAATTCCTTTTAATAATACACTCTGAGACCCCAACGGAATACCAGCATCAGCCAACATATTACATGCTAATTGCACTTCAGGAGTAAGTTCGTCAGGGTGAGTAAAATGTATACTCATGAATAACGGATGATATTTCTTTAATATATCTGTTAATTCCTTGGTGATACGCATTGGTAATACTACGGGTATTTTTGTTCCAATACGTATAATCTCTACATGTTCTATACTACGCAATCTACAGAGAATGTATTCAATTTGATCATCACGTAATGTCAGAGGATCACCGCCAGAAACAATAACGTCTCGGATTTCAGGATGATCTTTAATGTACTGAAAACCTGCTTCCCATTCTTTTGTTGAAATATTTATTGATGTTCGTTTAGAAGTCATATGACTTCTTGTGCAATAACGACAATATAATGAGCAAAATCCCGTAACCAAAAATAATGCACGATCTGGATATCTGTGAACAATATTTGGAACAGGTGAAAACTTCTCCTCATCAAGAGGGTCTTCTTTCTCACCCTCAATTGAATTTAGTTCATTGACTGTTGGTATAATTGTCTTATATAGAGGATGATCACTTGATAATGTGTCCAATAAGTACACAAAATATGGTGTTATTCTGAAAGGTAAATGATTTTTTGGCATGTTAATAATAGTACCATTTTTCTTTTTACCCAATACCGTAAGTAATTTTTCAGTATCCGTTATACTATTTTTTATCTGCCACTTCCAATCATACCATTCTTCAAGAGTTGTTCTTCTAAAATTTTCGTCAATAAAGAGTTTTAATTTAATTTTTTCGAGCAAGGTATCGTTGTCCTTGCGTTTCGCAGGATAATCATCACTGCATTCTGTTTCATTTTGAGACTGTTGTGAAATTTGTTCGTTCATCTATTTTTGGTTTTGTATAAATATGTAGAATACATAAAAAAGTCGGGCAAAATTACAATTTTTTTAATAAAAAACAACAATAAAAAATAATTATTTTAAACACATTCAAACATACGTTATTATGGAAGTATTTATAGGAAATTAAAATTATGAAGGCAAAAAAAGATACAAAACAATTACTTTTTGAAAACATGGAGAAACTCAATCCAACTTTTAAAATTCAAGAAGTAGCACCCATTGCTGCCACAAGTACTGCAACACAACAATATGGTCAACAACCTGACGTTACATATGCCGATAGCACATATAAAACAATTGCACCTGCATTAAAACAGATCAATACTCCTGAAAAATTTGCTGGAGCATTCAAAGGTTGGTTTCAATACTTGGGATATTCACCACAAGCAGGTAACATGAGCATTCAAAGAGCCAGAATGGATGTTGAAAATGCTTTGAAAGGATTGGGTTATAAATAAAAAATTAAGTTTTTTGAAAAATAATTTGCATTTTGTTTGTATTTATAATTTTAATGCATATATTTGCACCGTGTAGTTAAACATTTTTAAAGTAGAAGATGATGAAAAATTTCTTACATATCCAGCCCCAACCACAACATCCGCAAGATGCTGAATGGGAAAGATATGCTTGAAACTTTCATCGAAGTTGGAAAGAATTAAGTTAAACATGAACCCCATTCGCAAGAGTGGGGTTTTTTCGTTCTTTAATATATCAGGGGTTGATCGAGTTGGTTGAAGATGCTGGTCTTGGAAGCCAGTGACGGCACAAAGGTAGTGTCGTCCGTGGGTTCGAACCCCACACCCCTGACAATAACTGGGTGTTCCGCAGATGGCTATACGGGCGTGTTCCGGAGACACGTGTTCGCAGGTTCAAATCCTGCCATCCAGACAACATGGTGAAGGTAGTTCAATGGTAGAATTCCAGATTGTGGTTCTGGTAGTTGCGGGTTCGAGTCCCGTCCTTCACCCCAAAATATCGTCAGAAAATACGATAATTTGAAAATATCGTGTGTAGATAGCATAAACAGTATTTATGCATTAAAAGCACGATAAATTTCGGGATGTGGTGTAGTTGGTAACATGCGTGCTTTGGGAGCATGAGACCGTGGGTTCGAGTCCCGCCATCCCGACCATATGGTGATTGTAGAGGAATTGGTAGACTCTCCTGACTGTGAATCAGGAATCTTGCGGGTTCGAGTCCCGTCTTTCACCCAAATATTGACGTTATGAGAAAAGGTAACAAACAAAATGCTTTCCTTAATGGCGAATGGGCAGCACACATGCGTAAATGGGGTAAATTTTTCACCGCCAAGGCACGTAGAACTGTCGATAAAAAAGTTATCAGGGAAGAACTTAAAAATGCATGATAAAATAATGTGATATTTTAAATTATCACGCATTTAAGTGATATTGTCTTATGGTGTAATTGGCAACACGTTTGACTCTGAATCAAAAGAGTGGGGGTTCGAAACCCTCTAAGACAACAATAGATTTTTTGCAATAAGTACTGAAAAACGGTCCTTTGCGCAAAATATTGCCCTCTGGCAGAATGGTTATTGCATCGGTCTTTGAAGCCGACACTCATCAGGGTTTGTGGGTTCGAGTCCCACGGGGGCGACAATGAAATTTATATTGTCCTTTGGTGTAATTGGTTAACACATCTGATTTTGATTCAGGCGAGTGTAGGTTCGAGTCCTACAAGGACAACTAATTTATAATTTTGATTCTTTGAGGATCAAAAACCATTCTAACTGTTGATTTGGTCACACCACCTTGATAACTATCAAGAACTCCAAGTACATCTACAATATCATAACCCAATTGTTGTGCAATTACTGCCAGATCATCTGTTGTAAGTTTAGTTCCATTTCCGGTGATTGTATCTTGAAACATTTGTAAATATTTATCAATTGTACCATCATCAATACCATCATCATTCAATGCTTTTCTCACAGCATCAATACGAATTCCTCTGAATTTTTCACCATGCGCAGGAACTTGTAGTATTTTACCACTATCATCTATATTGACTTTGATTGTGTTTGGAATTGATTCCTGATAATCAAATGCTCTTTTATCGTTTGCATATGTATTTGCAACACCATAATTGTCTGTAAAAAATATTGGTTTTTTAAACGGCATTCTACCATGCAGAGTTCCGGCATCTTTTAAAAGTTCAAAATATAATTTTTCGTCACCTGCTTCTCTTGCTTTCTGCATTCCTGCCTGCAATTCGTTCCATTTTTGAGGATCAGTAATATAAGTTGCAGTACTGGTCCTTGGAACAAAATTACCTGCCTTTTTAACATCTCTGATATCAGGAGTACCATGATACCAAACCTTGTTTTGGACCACTTCAGCAATTACCTCATTTATAATATTGACAATATTCATATAAATAAATACTAAAATTTGTAACATATTGTATTTATTTTCGTATAATTGCACAAACAAATTAACAATGGGATACAAATTATTTCTTGACGATTTCCGTGAGCCACGTGATGCATTCTTTTATAAAGGGTTTCCAATATATAATGAGGATGATTGGACTGTCGTGCGTAATTATTCGGAATTCGTTAAAGTAATTGAAGAACTTGGAATTCCTGAAGCAGTTAGTTTTGACCATGATTTGGCAGATGTTCATTATGAAAAATCGTCATTCAATTATGACGATGAAAATTTGGAAAAGACCGGATATCATTGTGCCAAATGGTTGATCTATTATTGTATTGACAACAAAAAAGAACTTCCTGCAATCATTTTAGTTCATTCAATGAATACTGCAGGAAGTCAGAATATTTGGTCATTATTTAATAGTTATTGGAAATCACTTAAAATGTAATTATTATGAGATGGGTTTATCATTAATAATATCTTTATTTTCCAAAATATTGGGTTTTTTATTTTCTAAGTCTTTGAGTCTCTGATCTTCTAAATCTCTAAGTCTCTGATCATGATCCAAAAGTTTCTTATGAATTATAATTAACTCCAAACTAATGCTTTTTACTTCTAATTTTAATTCCTTGATTTCAACTTTTGTTTCTTTCATTTCAATTCGTAATTCTTTAATGTCTCTCTTGATTTCCAAAATGGCTTCCATAACAGCATCCATTTTAAGATGAAAAGAGGCATTATTATCAATAAGAATTTCAGCCAAGAAACGTTGATTTTCACTGAGTTTATCCTTTAAATAACCAATAACACCATCAAATTCTCTTTTAATAAACTGACGATCTCCGCCAGTAAGTGTTATACCCGACATGCCCTTTTCTGACATAGTTGGTTGCTCAATTAATTCTTGTACTGTCTTTTTTGCCATTTTGTTTAATTACTTTAATGTTGTAGATATGCTTTATACTATCTACTGATGGTATTATTTGTTGTTTTTTTTTAATTCTTCAATAAAATTATCTAAATCTTGTTTTGTTGCTAATCTATTGTTTCTAATAAAATTAGTTACAGCATTTGTAAGATTTTCCTGGCTTCTTTGCACTTGATTTACTTTACCTTCAAGTACTGCCAAGCCATTTAATTTCAACAGTATTGAATCTCTGATAACTCTGTCTTGCTGTTGATTCTGAATTACAGTCTCAACTTTATCCTTGACAATAACTGCACTGCTATCTTTCTTGGTAAAGTAAGCACTTACAAGCCAAATACTTGCAGCAAAACCAAAGACTGCAGAAAAAGTCACCATGACTTTAAATGCTTTTTTAAATGTACCATTTGTTGTACCTGTTGTCATTTTGAAATTTTATGTTAAACTATTCAATAATAAATAGTCAAATATTTCATAAAATAACACAAATTTTAGTGATTATTATCATAACATAAAATTACTCAATTATCTTCTTGTACCTGAAGTTCTTGAAGAACTTGAACCACCAGAATTTGAACCACTACCCGAACTTCTGTTGGCACTACCGGAATTATATGAACCACTTGAATAGTTAGAACTTCTATTAACATTGCCAGAATTATAACTTCTTGATGGCTGTGAATATGTTGAACTTCTTGAAGGTACAGAATAATTGCGTGATTGAGTACTTCTTTGATTATTTGATTGAATATAAGTACGTCTTTCCGTATTTGCCTGAGTACGTGATTGAGTATTTACTTGAGACCTTCTATTCAATATGTTATTATCAATACGTGAATTATTATATTGAGGTCTTGTATTCATACGTGGATTATTGTAGGAAGGTTGATATGACCTTCTGTTTGCTTGATACGTTGCTTTTGTTTGTGGTTGGACCACACGTCTATTAATATTTGATGAACTTTCTTGACGAATATGTGCATATCCATGATTACTATTATATCCATTACCACCATTATTCCAATTATGATTGTGAGTATACCAATTATGATTGCCGGACCAATTATGATTATGTCTCCAAGGACTCCAATTAGAATACCACCAATTATTGAATCCGAAACCAAAACCGAAATCATTATAATACCAAGGATTCCAGAATGAACTTCCCATGAATCCATATTCCCAATTCCAATTATCCATCATCCAATAGTTATTATAAAACCAAGGGTCTGAATACATCCAATAATTAAAACCGCCATGATAGAACCTTCCAATATTATATGAGTATAAAAAAGGGTCGTATTCATAATAATTAACATTGATATTAGGATTTTCTTTTACGAGTGTATCTACGATTGCTCTTAACGTGTCTTCAGTATTAACTCTTTTGTGTTTTTTGATTTTTTGAGCATCTTTATTTGGTTGATAATACAAATCATCATATTCAGGTTTTACTGAAGTAATTTGATTTTCTGTTGCATTATTACTTGAAGTCATTTGACTTTTTGTAATCGAGTCTTCCCTGGCTTGCCAATATTTTTCATAATTGGATATTTTCTGTGCTGATAATGTGAACGTTAAAAGCACAAGTACGATTGATAATAGTAGTTTTTTCATTTTTATATATATTATATGTATATAAATAGCAATATTCATACCAAAGTTTTTCTATCTTTAAGGTGTATTTATAAGAAATTCAAATTATGAAGGCAAAAAAAGATACTAAGCAATTGTTATTTGAAAACATGGCTAAATTAAACCCAACCTTTAAGCCAAAATTAAATGAAGATATGGGTTATAGTTATGAACCACCAATGTTAAAATCACAACCAAATGATTCTTACAAAAAAATAATGAGTGATTTTCCTGGTCATGCTAAAAGTGCTAATCCAATTGATTCTCCACAATATAAATGGTATCAACGTGTATCGAAGTTTATTCAAGGTAATAATAATGTAAATGAAAAGGCAGAATTAGTTAAATTTTTTCAAAACAATTTTTTGGGTATGGATTATGACATACTTCAAACACCTGCAGAAACTGTGAGTTGGTGGTTATCTCCCGAACAACAAGAATTTATAAAAGATGAAATGAATACTCCAAAAGACAGTAATGATGATTTAAACGAAGATAGTGAATTTCAAGAAAAAATTAAAAATGGTGATGTTTGGTTAGATTACTATGCACCTTCAGATAGTGAAGAATATACCGATGGACAATTTTGGTATAATAGAAGTGGTCAGGCAATGAGAGACCCTGAAGAATATAATCCACATAGTGATGGATATACACCATTTGGTGATGAAAGTGTGGTTAAGGAATCTCCTATGTTTGGTGGAGAAAAGGTATCGCAGGATCAATATGATGAACTTCAATACGATAAAGCCAATATGGAAAAAGCAATGGGTGATGCATTCAAAACACCTGAAGGTTATCAAATGAAACATCCTGCAAATCCTGGTGAAACCATTCAATTAAAAGATGGTGATAATGTATTAGTGAAAAGTATAGATCAAGCAACTGGAAATATTAACGTGAGATTATTTTTTAATGATAAAGATGCAATAAAATTCTCACCAAAAGGATATGCTGATGTTAGTTGGAGTCCGGTACAATTCGATACAATTGTTGGTTAGATTTATTTAGAATCCGTATAAATAATATTACAATACTTTTTGACTTATGAAAAAAGATAGTAGAGAAAGACTTTTCGAAGTCATGCAAAGGGTTGATAAAACATTCAAACCTAAATTGAATGAAGACTTCGGTGAAGAAAAAGAACTTGTTGTTTCGGAAGATATAAATATTGATGTAGAAGTGGGTGACACTATTATGATGGGCAGATTTAAAAATTCGCCAACAGTAGTAAAGTCAATAGGAAAAGACGAACATGGTATGCCAATTATTAACGGTAAGAAAGTAGTAACATTTAGAAAGGCTACTGAAAAAAATAAAAAATAATTTAAATTTTTTTAAAAATAATTGAAAAAATATTTGGAATTAAGAAAACTTTATTATCTTTGCCGAGTATTTAATTGAAAGAAACAACGAATTTAATAACAAAACAATGAAAAGGTTATTCGACATATTGGTAGCAGTCCTCATGGTGGATGTCCTATTATGGGCAGCCGAAGAGGATAAGTTATGCACTGTCGGGTAATACTTGAATATTACACTCCTTTCTTTTACAAGAAAAAAACCCGACTACTCATAACAGTCGGGTTTTTTTATGCAAGAAAGGAGAGGTTCTTTGACATGTTGGAAATTTCGAGGTCGTAGTTTAATGGTTAGAATATCGCACTGTCTATGCGAGGAAGGGGTTCGAATCCCACGGCTTCGGCATACTTGTTTATTTGATATTTATTTATTATTTTTGTCGAACACTAAGTATTTATATTTAAATGACAGACATGAATAAAATAATATTGGAAAAAACAATAAAAGAATCTATATCATTTTCTGACGTATCGAGAAAGATATATGGAAATAATTTATGTGGTAATAGACAAACAATAAAAAAATATGTGAAACAATATAATATAGATATTTCACATTTCATTCAAATACCGCAAAAACATAATTTTCGTTCTAAAAGAGAACTTTCCGAAATATTGGTGGAGCATTCGATTTTTGATACAACAAATTTAAAAAATCGTTTATATTATGAAGGATTAAAAAAACGAATTTGTGAAAAATGTGGACAAGACGAAAATTGGCACGGTGAACACATAAGTTTAATTCTTGATCATATTAATGGTATAAATGATGATTTAAGAATAGAAAATTTAAGAATACTTTGTCCTAATTGTAACGCAACATTACCCACACATGGTGGCAAAAACGTAAAGCATAAATCAAAAGAAAAAATAAATAAACTTAGAAATTCTCAAAAAGTATCTATGTCTCAACGAAAAGTAATGCGTCCACCACATGAACAACTTCAAAACGAAATAAATGAATTAGGATTTACAGGAACTGGAAAAAAATATGGTGTAAGTGATAATGCAATAAGAAAATGGATTAAATTTTATAATAAACATACACTCTCGTAGGCTTCTTGGTGAAGAACTTGGCTGTCACCCATGTAAAACAGACGGATCGTAACCGTTCGGGAGTGCAAAAATGCTCGGTTCTTCTAATGGTCCGGAAAGTAGACTCTCAATCTACGAATAGCAGTTCGATTCTGCTACCGAGTACAAAAAATGCTGCGTTATACAAGTCCGGTTAAAGTAGGCAGACCTTCAAACTGTCCCGAAAGGTTCGTGGGTTCGAATCCCACACGCAGTACAAAATGAATCGAAACAACGGCAAGGTACAGCCAAGAGTACAGGATGGTAATGCTTGAAGATATACGAAAACCGCCTTCAAGTTCGAGTGTTTCGATTCACCAATGCTCGGTTCGTATAAAGGTTAGTACCTAAGACCTTCAATCTTAGTATACGGGTTCGACTCCCGTACCGAGTACAAAAAATGTTGCTTTTATTAATCATTATCGTTATATTTGCCCAATAATGATTATTAAATCCATCAAATTATGAAAATACTTATTTTAGGTGACGGACTATTGGGATCAGAAATAGTCAAACAAATGGGTTGGGATTATCTCTCAGTCAACAAAGACGGAATTGATGTCTTAAATGATTTTGGCGGATTTGTGAGTAAGGTATATGAATTTCATCCAACAGTAATAATAAATTGCATTGGATATACAAAGACATACGATACTGAAAGGCAACATCATTGGGATTTAAACTATGGATTTGTAGTAAAACTTGTAGATATGTGCAATGATTTCGGATATAAATTAGTGCATATTTCAACAGATTACATTTACGCCAATAGTAAAAATAAAAAATCTGAAAAAGATATTCCTGTTCATCAGGAAACTTGGTACTCATATTGCAAATTAATTTCAGATGCATACGTGCAATTAAAAGCAAGAGATTATCTGATGTTCAGATGTTCATTTAAACCTAAACCCTTTCCATATGAAAAAGCATTTGTAAATATCATGGGAAATTTTGATTATGTCGATGTTTTGGCAAAACAAATGATTGCCTTAATTATTGAAGAAAGAACAGGCGTTTGGAATATCGGTACAGAATTTAAATCAGTATATGAATTGGCAATTCAAACACGACAAGTAGTAGATTTTTCTTATTCAAATCAATTGCCAATCATTGAAATGGACCTCAGTAAATTCAATAATAGAGTATGAGAGAAATTAAACGAAGAAGAAACTGTAAAAATTGTGATAAAAAATTAATTAGAACCGACAACATTTATTGTAATATCGGATGCTATCAGGAATATCAATTTAAAAACAAATATCTTCCATTATTTTATCTTGGAGAAATAAGAGAAAATAAAACATTAAGAAAAATACTTATATATCTCTATGGTAATAAATGTTCTGAGTGCCCTTGTGAGTCTATTTGGAATGGAAAGCCATTAGTTATGCAAGTAGATCATAAGGATGGCAATTCCGATAATAACATGCCAGAAAATGTAAGATTGCTCTGTCCCAATTGTCACACTCAAACTCCAACGTTTTGTGCTGGTGACAATAAACAAACAAGAAGAAATAAATATCTTAGAAAATATAAAAATAGTATGCTCCTTTAGTTCAGTTGGTTCAGAATATCTGCCTTACAAGCAGAGGGTCATTGGTTCGAATCCAATAGGGAGCACCAAAATGGGAAGATAGTGTAACTGGATAAACATCCCACTCCTACAAAGTGGAGACGAGAAGTATAATCAGGGTTCGAGTCCCTGTCATCCCACAATGGGTCGTAAGTTGTGTTGGTTAATTGCCAAATCGGTGTTATAACCGATAAAACGCCAATATCGGCTCTACGACCTATAATTTAACCTCAAGTGGTGGAATTGGTAGACACGTGCGTTTAAGAGGCGCATGCCGAAAGGTTTGCGAGTTCGATTCTCGCCTTGAGGACAATTGCGGATGTGGCTAATAGAGAATGGCAGATCGTCCTGGCTTAGAACCAGGAAACCTTGTAGGTTCGAGTCCTATCATCCGCACCATGTGGACATGCCGGAACTGGTATACGGGTTGGTCTCAGACACCAATTTTTTGTGGGTTCGACTCCCATTGTCCACACAAAGGTGAATGTTGTTACTTTTTGCAGGAGTAGCACCACCTGTGCCGAATAACTTGTAGAGGGAGAAGTAGTACTTTCAAATACATCATGTATCTGCAACATCTGATGATGGTTGAGTTATTAAAAAGGCACACCACGGGGTCGTGGCATAATTGGCTATTGCACCTGCCTTGCACGCAGGGGACTGAGGGTTCGAGTCCCTTCGACTCCACAAAAAATACTCCATATGGTTTGAAAGTCCATTCAAGGGTATCAGTTATAATATTCACTGACTGCTATCTGGGAGAACACGGGGCAGTGGTGACAAAGGCTAACACGGCAGACCTGCAATCTGTAGATGAGGGTTCGATTCCCTTCTGCTCCACGAGAATTTGGTTTTGGTTATTTCCGTCAACCTTGCAATAAGAACGTCAAAAACTACGGTATAAATTCTTTCCAAATTCATCATGGCACTGTACTCCAATCGGCAGAGGGGACAGACTTAAAACCTGTAAAGTGTGGGTTCGAATCCCACCAGTGCTACAAAATATACGTCAGTGACCGAGTGGCTGAAGGTGATGGTCTCCAAAACCATTTGCGAAAGCACACGTGGGTTCGAATCCTACCTGGCGTGCAAAATGAAGTGATAGTAAAAATCGCAGGTATGTACTGCAGGTTGGCGTTCAGTCCAAATGAACTAAGTGTACAACGACCACTGAGGGCAGAAATGTTCCCAAGAGCAATATCAGTTAGCAGTACACTACCACTTCAGAAAGTTCCTAATATTTCCAAATTATTACTAATTTAGGAATAATTAGTAATTGTTAGTATTAACTTTAATAAGAAAGGAGTACATCTTCAAAATCAAATTCAGGTATCGCAGAACATTGTGGTGGAAATTCGTACATTACAATTACTTCCACAAGAAACTCTTCAAAGAATATTATATTCAAAGGAGAAGAAAACCATTTAGTGACAGAGAAATCCAAAAATACGAACTCTATAAGAAACTTGATGATTTGATTACATTAAGACGTGTTGATTGGTTACGAGAATTTATTTGGAGATTAGAACCATAAATTTGTAACATTTCCGGAATTCATACGTATAATATGTATTTATTGTAAATTTATAAATATGAAAAAGACATTTATTGTAATTATTATGTTGTTAATTTCTGCAATATCTTATTCGCAGAAACCACATGAAAAGTATTATCAAAATATTGCTGCTGAACGCATGCATGGTCGAACTGAAGTTGTATTGGAAGATAGGTCTCGTGCAGATATTGTAACCGATACATTTGCGATTGAAGTTGAATTTGCTCATAAATGGGCAGAAAGCATTGGACAGTCAGAATTTTATTCATTAGAACTTCACAAGAAAGCAGGTATTGTATTAATTACTGATGGAATGAAAGATGATAAATATGTTCAGAGATTAATGAAAGTTGCAACAAAACTTAAAATTACTGTTTGGGTAATATTTACCACTGACAATAGTTGGGGAATTGTTGATAGCATTCCAAAAAAAGATGGAGAGCACATGAAATATATTTATTAAAACTTGTTAATCTCCCGATAAAAAGTTAATTTTGATCCGTTATGTATATCATTGCAAAGAAAAAAGATTATTATGATGGTGTTGCTGGTACAAGTGGCATCGACAAAACTATTGTTTATGAACGTGATACTATTGAAGTCGAAGACAAGGATGTGCCGGATTTTTTTCGGAAAACAACATTCTTTAATCATTTCAGGGGAAGAGAAGATAATCCCTTTTACAAATTAGGCAACTCTCATATGGATAATAAATATTGGGAAATATATCCATATCATTCATATTTTATTATTGGATTTTGTGGAAAACTCTATGTTGGCTTCAAACTCTATAGCATTGATAAAAACACCAATGATTATAATAATGTTATCACAAGAATCACATATGATCGGGATTTAATGATAAAACTTTTTGAGAAAAAAACATATTGGGGACATTTTCAGGATAATCTTAATCACGTACTTCAATATGATGCAATGGATTGGTTTAGAAATATGAATACACCTTGTTTTGCATATGATCAAAGTTATGGTGGTATGAATCATATTGATTTGAAACATGGTAGAGAAAATTACGATTCAAAATTTATTATAAATCCATTACTAAAAGACTACGAATTTTATAAAGTATTTGACACAGTTCAGGCATTTCAGGAAATTCAGATGTTTATAGGTGGAGTACTTGGAAACAAAGAAAAGGAAATTGTAAATGTTGCAGATAAATATAAAATCGAACAACACGGATTTGATAAGTGGAGTTTTAGAAAAATGCCGGAAGATAAAAAATGAAAAAGAAAAAATCTTTGGGTATAATGTCATTAATGTCAACAGGAAAATTGACAATACCAACAAAAGAAGAATTGGAACGGGAATTTGGCAGACCATATAGACCAAATGATCCAATAATAATGGGTTCAATAGAGTTCATTGAAAAGTTTAATAAGGCAATTGAAGAATACGATAAAACGCATGGAACAAAAACTACATAAAATACAAATACTTCCTGCTAAGTTCGTTGAAAAAAGACCTGATGGCAGATATGTTGTGGGCATTTTAATTGCAGATGATCGTATTGACAACATGATATTTGATTCATTTTCACTTGAAGGTATGGTAAATCCAAAGTATTTACTGATAGGTATAATGACAGGTGCAGGTTTTTCTCAGATAACATTTGTTGATGCAAATGATCTGGAAAAAACATTTAAAAAGAAATGGAAAGAATTAATTGATTATTGATATGGAAGATTTTGACAAAGTAGTAGGAGAAATAATATCGCAATTAGCAAGTATTGAATATTGTGGTGATATGTCAGATATTGGAAATGAAATCGGAATTGCAATTGGTAATCAATTCGATAAAGATAATACAATTGAAGACTTTATAATGGGTCTGAGACACGGAGTATCTTTGGCAGATGGTACACATGGATAGTTCTTTAAAATATTGGGGATGACTTGGTTTTGACAGCAGGATCGAGTAGTATTGTAAGCAAGTAGTAGTTGAATCAGACTACTTAAAAAAGGTTCAAAACAACAAACGCAGAAGACATAATGTCTATTCCAACTTCTCTCACGAGAGGTAAAGCAGTTTTTGCAAGAAATACTGAACTTGCATTAGCAGCATAGGAAACAGCAAAAATCAGTAAAGAACCTTCCAACTTGAGGAAGTAATAATCAAGACGACTTGTAATTGTGTCGATGTACAATTAATATTTTGTTGGTTAAGAAAAACCAAATAAACTTGTAGAAATCATATTAGTCACTTGACTGGACCGGGGTTCGACACCCCGCATCTCCACAAATTACTTAAATATTAAGTAGTTATTTGAAAATTTGGCAAAGTGGTGGAATTGGTAGACACGCAGGACTTAAAATCCTGTGGGCAGTGTTGCCTGTGTGGGTTCGACTCCCATCTTTGCTACAAAATTAAATGAAATGAGATTTACTAATAAAATAAATGAAAAAATGGCAACAAATCCAAAATTATTTGAAATTGCAGATACTTTAACTAAGTTGACAGTATTAGAAGCAAAACAATTGATCGATATTCTCGAAAACGATTATGGAATCAAAGGAGCACAGAGCATCGTTCAGAAACCCGTGACAACTGAAGATAATATTGCCGTGGTTGAACAAACTGAATTTAATGTGTATTTAAAGGAAATTGGTAATCAAAAATTACAGGTTATCAAAAAAGTAAAAGAAATACAGAATTTAGGACTTAAAGAAGCAAAAGATTTGGTTGATTCTGCACCATGTTTATTGCGTGAAAAGGTTTCAAAAGCAGATGCAGAAATAATAAGAACTGAATTGCAGAATTTATTTGCTGTGGTTGAAATAAAATAGTAATTATGATAACAACTTATTATCAGTCAATACCAATAAACTATACGCCAATCATTGTGCCAATTGGTAGTCAATTCGATTTTCCAAATATGGTTATGTGTAGTGGTGGCTTTTTAGTTTATTGCATGCCGTCAAAACCATTATTTCAATGAAAAAACCAAATATTCCCATTGACATTCTATATGAAGAATGTATTGTAGCAGTCAAGAAAGAAATCGCAAAGCAATATCATGCAGAGGCAAAAGAAATTATTCGATTGGCTTCAAGAGAAGATCGTCAAGAATTCTTAAAATATTTCAGAGAAGATAAAGGCAATATTTGTTGTTTGGTCCTTGATAGAATAAAACGTGATTTGATAGCAAAGAAAAAATGGATAATGGAAAACATGGATGATTTTGGTAAACCTTTGATATAATGTTACCTTATGGAAAAAGTGCAAAAATGAGGTACAACTACACCGATTGTCATCCAAAAAGATTGAGTAAATTGTGGGGTGGAAAATGGGTAAATTGGTGGGAAGCAGAACTTGGTGGTATCGATAAGGGTGCTGAAAGGCAACGTATTAAAAGTGAGATAAAAAAAGAAATAAATGGGATTACTATTTAGAAATTGGTTAGAAGAAGGTTATTATGAAGAAGACAGTTGGGGTGATTTAACACGAATTGAAGACTCTGCTGATATTCTTCGGGCACAAAAAGAAGGTAAATTATACCAAAATGATGGTATGGCAACCACCAAAGTAGGTGAAGACGAAAAACTTGATTTAAGTCATGGCAAATACAAAGATTAAAAGGGAAAATGATTGTCATTGCGGAAAACCATTAAAAATTAATGATCCAAAGAGAAGAATTATTCGTAAAGTACCAAAGAAAAAATGAAAAAACTTCCCAAAAAAGTAGATTTGCGGAAACATCTTAAAAATATTCCGGTTTACGACCAAAGTGAACTTGGTTCTTCTGTTGCATGTGCACTTGCTGTATCATTTGCACTTGAACATGCGAAGAAAAGTAACGTAAATTTTATTTATTACAACTCCAAGTGATGGAATTGGTAGTCAAGCATGCCTCAAAAGCATGTGCCGAAAGGCGTGTCGGTTCGAGTCCGACCTTGGAGACAAATGGCAAGGTTAATAGTACCAATGGGGTACAAACATAGCAAATGACTATGGAAAGAAAAAAGGTGGTTCGAATCCCGCCTTTGCCACAAATTAGGGAGTATTTATATGTATGAATCATATAAGGATATTTGAGAAGTTAAATGAACAAAAAGGTAGAGCATTGGGTAAGAAAATGGATGAAATTGATGAACTACTTAAACCACATACAATAATTTTGGAGAATGGTATGGAAGAAGTAACTATACCCGATGCTGAAACGGCTTTCAAATATGAAAAACTCATGAAAGAATTTCATGAAATTGTAGAAGAAATAAGACTTATAGATCAAAACTAATGATTATGAAAAGAAATTGGGGATTCTTGTAACGCACTAAGGCGTATACGAGAAAATGAAAAGCAAAACAATTAGTAAAACAACCACTAATCGTGGTGAATTTAATCGTGCCTACAAGTTTTATCTTGAACAATCAGGTAAACTTCGTTGTTCCTATTGTGGTTATCACCGTAATGAAAATTCTGATAAAAAATGGTATGGTGGATATGTTTACGATGACATGGAAAATTGTCGTGGTAAAAGAAAAGGAACAAATACCAGACATCCAAATTGGAAATTAGTTTCTAAAAAGCCAAAACAATGGATGAAAAAACCCATCAAATTTAATATAAGATATTACGGTGGGTATCAACACATTTATATCGACATTATTTGGTAGTGTCGATTTTATACCGCCATCTGTCCAATGGTTAAGACGGCTCTTTCATACGGAGTAGATCGTGGTTCGATTCCACGTGGCGGTACAAAAAACCCATCGAATTCGATGGGTTTAAATTTCCAACATATGTTATGCTGTAGGAGTTGTAGGCGGTGCTTTTTTAAACAATATTTGTATACCAAGTCCTTGAATAAGAACATAGTATAAAATCATCGCAATCAACCATACTTTCAAGACTAATGCAAGAACAACATCTTTATCTGCTTTAAGTTTCCAATATGCAAATAATATAACAAGAAAGTTTACTATTTCTTTCCAATTTTTCTTTATCCATGCAAGTTCCTGACCCAAGAACCAAGTCTTGAATTTTAACCATAATCCTTTTAACCAAGGTAACACAACTGCTTTCAGCCATGCTACGAATTTCTGCCATAAATTTTTCATTACTTTAATTTTTATATATAAATACTATTATTTTAACTTATTTCTATAGTTTCCCAATCACTTGGATTGCCAGGAAGTTCCACCTCACTTATCTGTGCAGGCACGCCCTTCTTCAATTTTACACTTTTAATAATTTTATCATTAAGAAGTTGTTCAAGCAAATTATCAGATAATCTCGAATATGAAAAACCTCTTCTAAAACTTCTTAATATTCTTTTACCAATTAATTCGGGATTTTTTGATTCAATTGCAGTTATTTCAACATTTCTAACTAATCCACGATTAAGTGCTCTTTCATAATAAGTAAGAAGAAAATCAAAATCATTGTTATAAACATTTGGCGTTGTAACACTAAGAAAATATTCACCGTCAACATCATAAACTATAGCAATTAATGTCTTAGCATTTGCTTTTATTTCATCAGATACCTGAATTTCTTCATTATTTTTATGCGTTATATCATAACCGAGACCCATACCGTTAATTCTATAGGCTTCTTTGTCAAAACTCCAACCATGACTACCATTTTGTCCAGTAACAATCTGTTTCACGTGGATCATTTCATGTGCTAAAGTATTTTTAAATTGGCGATAATTAGTCTTATAAAATACCGACATACCCAAGTTAACAACTTTCATTTCACCCGTAAATCTGTTACGTGCTGCAGTAACTACACCTAACCTTCTTTTACTATTATCCCATTTTAAAGGAACTATTGGTAATGTGCCGTCAAAAAGTTGTTGATTTAATTTATTATATTCAAATTGTAAATCAATATTTTGCCTTCCAACAATTTCATCATCAGTATGATCAACTGCCTCATTAAGAAATTTAGCAACTTCTTCTTGAATCAAAGATTTTAAATTTTTGCCAAGCATATGATTTACATAAAAGTGAGTTTACATACATTATCTTTAAAGTCGAATTCCAAATCTTTTACATTTAATGGTTTACCTAATTCAAGAACTACATCATCCTGAACAATAAATTTCCATTGATTATCTTGAATATTTTTTTGTACTTGTTGTTTTAATTCGAATGAATGCTGATCATATAATTCTATGGTATAAGGACCTTCGACTTTTTGACCCTCTATAATAAATTTCTGAATGCCTTGACTATTGGTCCAAAATGAAACCTGCCAGGTAACAACAATATTACTTTCTCGTACATCTACATCATACTCAGTTGAAAAACTACTATAATTATAAAAAAATACTTTTGGTACTTGTTGTATAAAATGAAAATCATCACCAGTTACAATACGTGATCTTTCACCCGCAAATTTTTGAACCTCTTCTTTAATAATGTCATTCATTGAAATTTTCATTAAGATGTTGATTTTTTATAAATACTTTGTAAACGTTTAAAATTTTAATATATTTGTACTTTAATGAAATGCATGATACAGGAATATACAGGTGCAAGAACATCAATAAAACAAGTTCCGGCAGGATTTAAAATAGTTGACAAACACTTTGGTTGGCAGGCAAATACTGTCAATTTAGACATCGGTGGTGGAAAATATGACCTGATGACTGAAAAATTATTGAAGAAAAATGTAACAAATTTGGTATTTGATCCGTATAATAGGAGTTTGGAACATAATTTAAAGGTTGTTTACAGAATTTATGATAATGATGTTGATACTGTAACAATATTTAATGTACTGAATGTTATTAAGGAGTATAAAATACAATTACGACTATTAAGATTGGCTCGCAGTGCATTAAAAGTCGGTGGGATGCTCTACGTTAGGTCAACATATAAGAACCCCGCAAAACAATCGGGAGTGACCAAATCAGGAACGTTCCAACATTATAAAACACAAGAAGAATATCTTGAAATAGTAAAAAAGATTTTTCCCAAAGCAGAATTGAAATTCGGTATTATTTATGCAAAGAAAGGATAATTATGGAATTATTATTAAAAGTTGATTGGAATGTTTTAAACGATTACATCGACAACAACCTTATCGTAGCAAACAAGCACCCAGAATATGATATCTGGATTCTTAACTATTCTCCAAAGACTCAGGCAAAGAAATTTTGGGATGCATATACTATGTCATGTCGTGGACTTGTTGTTGATGCAGAAGGAAATATCCTTGCACGTCCATTTCAGAAATTTAAGAACTATGAAGAACATGATCCATCAGAAATTGATATGTCACAAGCATTCGAAATCTATGAAAAAATGGATGGTTCACTTATCATATTGTTTTACTATGAACCACGTATGGAATGGATAATTGCATCAAGAGGTTCTTTCATTTCAGAACAAATGATAGAAGCACAAAAATTATTTAATGCCGCAGTATATGATGCATTGAGTGTGCATTTGACATATCTGTTTGAAATTATATATCCAGAAAACCGTATTGTAGTTGATTATGGTAATAGAAAAGAACTCGTATTACTTGCTGTGATCGAAACCGCAAGTGGTTTTGAAGTACAATACGAAAAAGTATTTGCCACGTATTCAAAATACTTTACTGTTGTTAAGCAATATAAAATCAAGAATATCAAAGACCTTAACGACTTGAAGAAACTTGAAGAAGACAACCGAGAAGGTTTTGTGGTAAAATTTCCGGATAAAAGGGTTAAAGTTAAGTTCAGTGAATATGTCAGATTACATGGTATCTTAACAAATGTTTCAAACTTAACTGTTTGGGAACACTTGATGAATAACTATGATTTTGATGCATTACTTGACAGAGTTCCAGATGAATTTTATACATGGTTACAAAATGTGGTTGCTAAATTACAATCAGGTTTTAATGACATCGAAAGAGAATCATTGAAAGAATTCACGAGAATTTCACACATTAATGAAATTATTGGACGTAAAGAGTTTGCTGCAGAAGCAATAAAATCTCCATATCGTGCAATCTTATTCAAGATGTGTGATAAGAAACCATACAGTGATTTGATTTGGAAAATGATCAAACCAACGTTCAGTAAACCATTCAAGGATGGTCATGAAATTACTGATTCGGATTACTTTGAACAAAAAGTAAATTAAAGAAACGAAGAGAAGTCTTCGTTTTTTTTATGTATTTATAGTAAACTTATTTACTATGAATATACTTACTTTAGTTACCAGGAACTTCGAACAAGAAGTAAAACCAATAGAAAGAAAATTTGGTTGGAAACGAGATTTACATGATCAAAATGACTTTAAATTTAAAGTAATTGCACCAGTACCAACACCACCGTTGGTAGACCTAACACCTTTCTGTCCACCAGTTTATGATCAAGGTGATCTTGGCAGTTGTACTGCAAATGCTCTTGCTGCAGCATATGAATTTGAAAAAATGAAACAAAAACAATCGTACTTTATGCCCTCAAGACTTTTCATATATTATAATGAAAGAGTAATAGAAAATACTATAAAATCAGATGCTGGCGCAGCATTAAGAGACGGTATTAAATCATTAAATACTCAAGGTGTTTGTCCTGAAGATATGTGGGGATATAATATTAAAAAATTTGCATCAAAACCATCTTGCAGATGTTATTCAACAGCAAAGAAAAATGAAATAAAAGAATATCTTGCAGTTAATCACACATCAATAGATGATATAAGACAATGTTTTGCACAAGGTTATCCAATTGCATTTGGTATTAGTGTATATTCATCATTTATGTCAGACGAAGTTGCCAGAACAGGTATTGTACCTATGCCAAAACCAGACGAATCACTTGAAGGTGGTCATGCAATATTAGGAGTAGGATATAATGACACCAAAAGAGTGGTAATCGTTAGAAATAGTTGGGGAACTGATTGGGGACTTAAAGGATATTTCTTATTACCATATGAATACATTACTTCTGCTCAATTAGCATCAGACTTTTGGACAATCAGATTGGTTGCATAAAATGAAAAGTATTGTTGACATCATAAAAGAAGAAATTGCAAGTGTAATGGTCGAAGACTATAACCATGCCAATTATTTAAAGTGGAAAAGACAAAACGTAACACTCAGAGGTTTACGTGATAATAATAATTCTGCGGAGAATGGTGGTATGGCTAAATATGGACAAGGTTTATATACTGCATTCTTAGGAAATAAGGAAATGGCAAAACAATATGGTAAGGTATATTTTGTTGTTAATGCTATTCCAAAACATCCTAAGATTGTATATAGTACAAATGATGCAGAAATTTTCGAACAAGAAATGGTTACAAATTATTGTAAAATGCATGGCGTACCAAGAAGTAACGAATTTTTTAGTAAGAATACAACAATTGCAGATGAAATGCAAAGACTTGGATACGATGGTTTAGTCATAAGAGGCAGAGAAATGGTTAACTACACTCCACCCGATAACGTGCTGTATTTCAATACTGAACAACAATTAATAAATTATTATGATGTCGTAATCGAAAAAAAATCATAAAATAGTTACGATTTTGTTTGGTGGTCTCGTATTTATATTATATTTTTGTCACCTGATATTTTAAACAAACAGATAAAGAATAAAGCAATGATTACATTTGGAACATATTATTTCGGTAAAAAATCTTATAAAAAGTACTTTATAAGAATCGGGAAATTTATGTCCATTTGTGAAAAATAAGCAATAATTTTACAGACAATGGATTCTAAGCAAACCCGATTCAAATGAGTCGGGTTTTTTATTTGCATAAAAACACATATTGTTGCATAAAAACTCTTAGAATATGTAAAATAGGTAGAAAAACACATATTTTGTGAAAAACAGTTATTTGTTATGAAAAACGTTTAAAAACATGGGGTTTTTATGAAAAACAGGTTTGTGCTCGTAGCAAAGTTGGTTTAGCCTCGGACTTTTAATCCGAAGACGTGGGTTCGAGTCCCACCGGGCACACATGACAGGGTAGAACATTTTAGGATTTTTCGATGAACTGAGTAAAGGTATTCATGAGAAAAATTCATTTGCACTCGTAGCAAAGAGGCAATGCTACTGCCCTTTAAGCAGACGAACGTGGGTTCGACTCCCACCGAGTGCACAATAAATTTGGTGATGGCATTAATGTCGTGAGCAAATAAGTGAGAATGTGGCTGAACGGAAAGTGCAGACTGAATTGGTACACTGCTTGGGTTTACAACCTTAACAAGCAGAAGAGGTCTGATAAGTAAGCAGGTTCGAGTCCTGCCATCCTCACAAATTGGGATTGATTCTTTGGAGAAACCGGGTCTGTAAAACCCCACATAGTAGGTTCGATGCCTACCAGTCCCACAAAATGAATCTGTGGCAGAATGGCTATGCTCTTGACTCTTAATCAAGATGATGAGGGTTCGACTCCCTTCGGGTTCACTAAAATTATGATTATGGAAAATATTACGACAATCGTAAAAGGAACAAATGCAAGTTTAAGCCATGTATGTAATGGCAAAGCATGCTATAAAATTATGACAGCAAATCATTCATATCAACTTGAAATAAATTTGATGGATGCTGAATGGAAGGATGTTTATGTATTTCCAGAATACAAGGCAATAACTTTGATGCGTTGGATCAGGAAAGGCATTGAAAGTCAAGATGATTCATTCATAATGTTGAAATAATGAGTAGGTGGGTGAGTGGTTAAAACCGCCTGACTGTAGATCAGGTCCTTCGGGTTCGGGGGTTCGAATCCCTCTCTGCTCACAACCCGTCAAGCAATTGACGGGTTTTTTTATTTGCAGTATTTATAAGTCCAAATAATTTTTATTTAGTCTAATTAAAAATAATCTTGCATTTCTGAAAGAAATGCATTATATTTGGGAAAAATAATTTTATTTTAATGCTTATGTATAAAAATGGCTAAAAAGAAAAAAGTAACTACAACAGTTACAACAACCGTTACGGAAGAAGTTATAAGTACTCCGACTAACGAGAAAACACACATTATCTGTATCTTGGACCGCAGTGGATCAATGGCAAGTATTATGTCAGATTCCATTGGTGGATTTAACACTTTTTTAAAGAAACAAAAAGAACTTCCTGATGAAGCAACAATAACTGTTGCATTATTCGATGACAAGTATGAACTGCTTTATGATAATGTTGATATTAAAAAAGCAGAAGAACTTACAAACAAAATTTGGTATCCACGTGGCACAACTGCATTATATGATGCACTTGGCAAAACCATAAACACCGACAGGGCAAAACTTAGAAGCCTTGGAAATGAAGCACCTGCAAAAGTATTGGTAGTTATAGTAACCGATGGTTTAGAAAATGCAAGTGTTGAATACAAAGGTGATCCTGGCAGAGAAAGAATCAAAAGTCTTATCAAAGAATGCGAAAATGATGATTGGAACTTCATTTATCTTGCTGCAAATCAAAATGCTTTCGCAGTTGGTACATCATTTGGCGTAAGTTATGCTAACACCCATACATATACTGCCAATTCTGTAGGCGTTGCAGGTATGTCAGTAACAATGAGTAATGCAAGTACTATGTATAGAAGCATGAGTTCAACAAGTCATGATTTCAAAACCAAATCAAAATCATTGATAAATGATCCAAATGATGATAAAAAAGAACCTGAAGACAATGGTCCTATAACTACTAATAATACAACGGGAAGTTTCACCGTAAATAATTAATATTTTTTTCTGTTTTTGTATCTATTTCGTTTTTTTTAAGAGTGCTTTCGGGCACTCTTTTTTTGTTAAAAGTTTAATGCTGAACTGATTGAAAAATATCGAAAAAATATTTTAATTTTTATAAGAAAAACTGCATCAACACTTGTATTTATGGATGCCATTCCATATATTTGTAACCATAAAAATTTATAAAAAATTATTATTCTCATGATAGAAAAAAATCAAAAAAGTTTTACAAAATTAGAAATCCAAAAAGCAACATTACAGTATTTTAAAGGCGATGACTTAGCCACCGATGTATGGATGAAAAAATACTGCTTAAAAGACGAAAAAAATTATTACGAACTGACCCCCGATGACATGCATCATAGAATTGCCAAAGAATTGGCAAGGATTGAAGCAAAATATGAAAATCCTCTCACAGAAGAACAGATTTACGAAACCCTGAAAGGCTTTAAAAGAATTGTACCACAAGGCTCGCCAATGGCAGGTATTGGTAATGATTATCAGGTAGTCAGTCTTTCTAATTGTTTTGTTATTGGAAATAAAGGCGAAGGTGATAGTTATGGTGGTATATTGAAAATCGATCAGGAACAAATTCAACTAATGAAACGCAGAGGCGGTGTTGGACATGATTTATCACATATTCGTCCTTCAGGAAGTCCTGTGAAGAATTCCGCAATTACTTCAACAGGTATTGTTCCGTTTATGGAAAGATATTCAAACAGTACAAAAGAAGTAGCACAAGATGGTCGCAGGGGCGCACTGATGTTAAGTATATCGATTAAACATCCTGATAGTGAAGGATTTATTGATGCTAAACTTGAACAAGGAAAAGTCACCAATGCAAATGTGTCTGTGAAAATTCACAATGATTTTATGGAAGCAGCAACACAGGGAACTACATATCAACAGAAATTTCCAATTAATGCAATAGAACCAAAATATACAAAAGAAATTGATGCACAAAAACTTTGGAAGAAAATAATTCATAATGCTTGGAAGTCCGCAGAACCGGGAATTCTATTTTGGGATAAAATCATTGAAGAAAGTATTCCTGATTGTTATGCTGATGAAGGTTTCACAACTGTAAGTACCAATCCGTGCGGTGAAATACCACTATGTCCGTATGATAGTTGCAGATTATTATGTATTAATTTATATGGTTATGTTGATGAACCATTTACAAAAAATGCAATGTTTCGTTGGGAATTTTATAAACATGATGTTCAAATTGCCATGCGTTACATGGATGATATTATTGATCTGGAAGTAGAAAAAATAGATGCAATACTTGCCAAAATTGAATCCGATCCTGAAGATGAATTACTTAAATTATATGAAATAAATCTTTGGAAAAATATTAAAGATATGACACTAAAAGGTCGTAGGACCGGATTAGGCGTTACTGCTGAAGGTGATATGCTTGCTGCACTTGGATTACGTTATGGCACAAAGGAAGCAACAAATTTCAGTGAAGAGGTTCATAAAACTTTGAAGTTAAATGCGTATAAGTCAAGTGCTATTATGGCAAAAGAACGTGGTGCATTTCCTGTTTTTGATTTCGAAAAAGAAAAAGGCAATCCATTTATTGAAAGAATTAAACAAGAAGATTTCGAAACTTGGGTATTGATGCAATATCATGGCAGAAGAAATATTGCATTACTTACAATCGCACCAACCGGAACAGCAAGTCTCATGACACAAACGACATCAGGCATTGAACCAGTATTCTTACCTGTATATAAAAGACGTAGAAAAGTTAATTCACAAGAAAAAGATGCACGTATCGATTTTGTAGATGATGAAGGCGTTGCATGGCAAGAGTATCCAGTATTTCATCATAAGTTCGAAACATGGTTGGAAGCCAATGGTTATGATGTAAGTATTGTTAAAACAATGAGTACCGCACAAGTAGATGAAATTGTTAAACAATCACCTTATTATAAAGCAACATCAAACGATGTTGATTGGATTGAAAAAGTTGAAATGCAAGGCAGAATTCAAAAACATGTAGATCATAGTATTTCTGTAACAGTTAATCTTCCAAGTGATGCTACCGAAGAAACCGTTGCTAAAGTATATGAAACAGGTTGGAAATCGGGTTGTAAGGGCATTACTGTTTATCGTGATGGCAGTCGTAGTGGTGTTTTGATTCAAGACAATGATAAAAAAGACTCAGAATTTCACGAAACCCATGCGCCTAAACGTCCTAAAAGATTAAAAGGTGAGATTCATAGATTCCAAAACAATTTGGAAAAGTGGATCGCAGTTGTTGGACTAAGAGACGGTAGACCTTATGAAATATTTACAGGTAAACATGAAAATGGATTAGCATATTTACCAAATAATCTAAAAGATTGCGAAGTAGTTAAGCAAATCTTTGAAGTTGAAGAACTTGATGAAACTGGAAAAATGATTAAGGTCAGAAAGAAAAGATATGACATTGAATATATTGATAATGACGGTGAGAAACAAGTTCATACCGGACTAAATCAAGCATTTAATCCCGAATTTTGGAACTATGCAAAATTTATATCTGCTGTTTTAAGACATGGAATGCCACTCGTTTATACATATGAATTAATTGATTCGATGACTTTTAAAGAAAATAATATTAACACATGGAAAAATGGTGTTGAACGTACAATTAAAAAATATATAAAAGACGGTGAAAAAGGTAAGGGCAGATGTTTAGAGTGCGGTAGTGAAAATCTTCAATTTGATGAAGGATGTCTTGTTTGTAAAGGTTGTGGAAGTTCAAAATGCGGGTAAAACATAGTCATAAGTATTTTAAAAATATTGATTGTAAATATTTTCCTTGCCATGAAATAAAAAATGATGGTTTTTTTAATTGTTTATTCTGTTTTTGCCCATTATTTTCAGACAAAAACTGTGGTGGTAAGTATTTATTAGTGAATGAAAAAAAGGATTGTAGTCAATGTACAATAGTGCATGATAAACCTGGATATAAATATATTCAGAAAAAACTACAAAAGTTCTTTGAAATATGAAATAATTGTAATACATTTGCTTCTTAAACTATTTCTATGATCATTTTAGAAAGTAAACTCGTCAAAAGAGATTCACCTGCACATAGTGAATACTTAAATTATGAATATGTCGATGGATATTTTTTAACGATTGACGATTTACAAAGACTCGTAAGAGATTTTCAAGCAGATTGTCATGATGGATTCGTCTCAAATGATAATTCTTATCTTGAAGCATGGTTGAAGAAGCATGATCAAATTGTAAAGAAATAAAATAATTGCATTTTATTGTAACATTTAAGATATTGTTACGTATAATGCAAGGTGTAGTAATAAATAACTGTAATATAAATTAAATTGTATGAAAAAAAATGTAAAACTTGTTGAAAACTATTATCTCACTACACAGGAAGTTAATAGTACAGTGACTGTAGAAGTCGCAAAAAAAACAAACCACATCTTCGTGGTTGACGTATCAGGCTCAATGTCTTGGGAACTCCCGAAAATCCGTACACAACTAAAGAACAAACTCTCCAACATCATGAAGGAAGGTGATACTATTTCTATAGTATGGTTCTCCGGTAATCGTGACTCAGGAATTCTTAAAGAAGAAGTTGAGGTAAAATCACTCAAAACACTTACAGACCTGCATGGTGCTATCGACAGATGGCTTGTTCCAATTGGTCTTACTGCATTTCTGAAACCATTACAATTGGTTAAAGAACTTGTTGCAAGAATTAAGAAAAACAGACCTGATTCAGTGTATTCCCTGATTTTCCTTTCAGATGGTTATAATAACGACTGTCCGTGGAATGAAGTAATCAAGGCACTTAAAGACCTTGAAACAGACATAGCATCTTCAACATTCGTTGAATACGGATACTATGCTGACACACAAAAACTCACCCAAATGGCATCTATTTTGGGCGGTGAAAAAATCAGTTGCAATGGTTTTGATGATTTTGAACCTATTTTCGAAAACAAAATTTCGAAGAGTGCCAAAGGTGGAAAGAAAACCGTTGTGCCAATCACCGACAAATATCTTTATGATTTTGTATTCAGTGTTGATGGCGGTAGTGTACTTCTGTACAATATCGTTGACGGCAAAGTATTGGTTGGTTCAGATGTAAAAGAAATTTATTTCTTCTCACCTACAGCCGTTGGTGTTGACGCAGGTAATAACACAACTGATGCTTCTTTGTATGCAGCAATTTATGTGCTTGCAGACAAACTTATGAATGATGATGCAGAGAAAATTTTCTATGCTCTTGGTGACAACTATTATTACAAGGTATTAGCCAATGCATTTGGAAAACAGAAACTCAATGCATTCAAAAATGCAATCAAAGAATGTGTTGGTGACGCATCAAAAAGATTTCTTGAAGGTGGTCGTTCAGCAATTAAACCCGTTAGTGATAACGCATATTGCTTGATGAACCTTATTAACGATTTGGGCGGTTTGGAAGGTTGTTTATTCTTCCCAAGTCATCCTGAATTCCAATACAACAGGATTGGTAGAAAGAAAGTTGCAGTTGGAAGTACTCTTACCGATGCCGACAAGAAAAGACTTGCAGAAGCAAAAAATCTTGACGAAGTGAATAAAATCACCGCAGAACTTGCTGAAAAGAAAGTTGATATTAAATTTGTCAGCACCGATCCGGATAAAGGTTATCCTCTTACTGATTTGGTATGGAATGAAGAACGTGCCAATTTAAGTGTTCGTATTTTTATTAATGGTGAAGTACAACTTCCTACGAACAAATTCAAGATCGAAAAGGTTGCCTCTTTCAAATATAACACCTTTACCCTTGTAAAAGACGGTATTGTGAATGTCGAAAAACTTCCGGTATTATATTCTGATGAATTAAGTGATCTTTTGTCAAAAAATGGTGTCAAATTCGAACTTGAAGGTTCAAAACTCTCACCGAATGATATGAGGATCATCATTGATCTTAACAGTCTTCCTATTGTCAACAGGGGTATGGTTAAAGCAGTTTCAGCAATGCAACTTGCAAAACAAGAATGGGAACTCATTAAGATACAAGGTGAGAAGAAAGTTTACGATTATTACAAAAAATCATTGTTTCCAAAAACCAGTAAGTCATTCTTGGAATTAGGTTTTACACAGGAAGCAGTCGATTGGCTGAAAGAAGTCGGTGTCACGGACTTCAACGGCTTTGCTCCAAAGGTAACAAGTGCCGAAGCAACAGACTTCTATATGTCAGTTGTACTTGCTACAAAGATCAAAGGTCTGTCAAGTCTTCCAAAGGTCGAAGATGTTGTTGCCAAGATCAAAGCAAAGGGTTCATTGAAATTGAATGAATGGGTTATGGCAGATGCAATCAAGAAATATCTTGCTCAGACAGAAACTGACATGTATCAAACATTGAATGATGATCAGAAAAAAGGTGTGCTTGAAGTGTATCTCAATACCAAATCAAGTATGCTGAATAAAAAGAGAAGGAGTATCCTGCAGGAAATCGCACAGATTAAATTCTCATTGATCCTTTCAAAGAAATGGTTCACTGAATTCAAGAGTTTTGATGAAAATAAACTCGCAGTGAACTTTGATGGTCAGGACTTGGACTTTACTTTCGATTTAAGTGAAAAAGAAGAAAAAATCTAAAACTCTTCAAATCAGATATTTAAGAACCTCAGAAAATTTTCTGAGGTTTTTTTTGTAAAATAATTGAAAAAAAGTTTGGTGGTAATGAAACATTTTATATCTTTGCCACGTATTTAATAGAAAACGAACTTATAATAGTTTTAATTAAGAGATCACAATTAATAAATAAATAATGAAAACGTACAGGCACATATCAGCAATCATTACATCGACCTCAAGTCGCAACGGGATATCTATATTCTGTTCAGACTTTACAGGCAGAAATAATGGAATTGATACGGGTTATGGTTTTCTTATGAGATAAACTTAAAAGTTTTAGTAAACCAAAAACCCGAATCGCAAGTTTCGGGTTTTTTTGTTGTTCTTTCAGATATGCCGAGATAGTCCAAAGGTAGAACTTCTGTGTGGTATTCAGAGGATACGAGTTCGAGTCTCGTTCTTGGCTCAAATAAAATAAGGTTATAACCTTATATCTTATGAATATAAGATTATTGCCTTAATAAAATATAACTCTTACAGGTTATAAACACAATTAATAACCCAAGCAGGTTATTATCTGTAAGACGATCTTTGACATGCTGGTAATTTTGTCGGGATGCCTGAGTGGTTGAAGGGGACGGTCTGCAAAACCGTTTGCTACGCACGCATGGGTTCGAATCCCATTCCCGACTCCAATGTTCCTGTCGTACTATAACTGGTAAGACCGCACCCTGTTAAGGTGAACAATGTAGGTTCGAATCCTACCGGGAACGCAAATTGTCTCGTAACTCAGTTGGTAGAGTATCACACTGATAATGTGGAAGTCGTCAGTTCAAGTCTGACCGAGACAACTAATAATATAGTGAGGTGGATGAATGGTTTAGTCACCTGTCTGATACACAGGGTCGCAAGACGATGTGGGTTCGAGTCCCATCTTCACTACAACCTGACGAGGTTCTTGTTGCAACATGAGCAACTGAAAGTTTATAGCATAGTGGCAATGCTGCCCATTGAAAAGGGTGAAGATTGGTTCGAATCCAATTAAACAATCGGTTGCTATTTTGGAGAGTTGTCTGAGTGGTCTATAGAGGCGGTCTTGAAAACCGTTGGGCGTTCGTTCGCCCCGTGGGTTCGAATCCTACACTCTCCGCAAAGTCAAGTGCAATGGATTACATCACTTGACCTAAACATTGAAAAGGAAGTCATGAGCCAATTCAGTGTAATAGTTCTGGGTTGCATAAGAGGCTGCCCTAATGTTCAGTAGAAAATTTTGTGCACGCATTTGGCAATGCGGTTATGTGCATTATCGACTCCGAGACATTTATGATAGTTGTAATACTAACGGGAAACGTGAGTAGAAGGCTCACACCAGAACTTAAACGGAGCAGTAGCAAAGGTGGTCTATGCACCGGACTGAAAATCCGGCTATGTTGGTTCGACTCCAACCTGCTCCACCGATTTTTCGATTTTTAGGCAAATCATCCTTCCTTCTTTTAGGACTATCCACGTCCTATGGGTTGCACGAATGCAAAATTCCCCCTGCCTCAGAGCAGGTGAATCCAAGAGGTTCAGCAAAAAGTCGTGGCACGCAGGTGTAGCACAAAGGTTAGTGTGTCAGACTTCCAATCTGATGATGTGGGTTCGATTCCCATCACCTGCTCAAAAAAGGTCTGAGGGAGTCCTTTAAAGGTATAAATAACCTGTCCCTCTCCATAGTGGTGTGGCGCAATGGTTGGCGCAGGACTCTTATAAGGTCAAGGTTGGGGGTTCAAGTCCCTTCACCACTACAAATGCATCGGTGGCTCAGTTGGTCAGAGCAATTGACTGTTAATCAATGGGTCGCAGGTTCGAATCCTGCCCGGTGCGCAAAAATAATTTATTAAGTATTGATTTTGTAATCTATTTTGTTTACTTTTGAAGTTTACTTTATTTAATTAAATGGAAGTTAATCTTGAAAAACTAAAAGATGAGAATATCAAATTGATTAAAAAAATCAAAAATTCTCGATTCACTAACGGTCATAGATACAAACAATGCTATTTTGAACCGGATAAAAAAGTACCAAACAACTATAATTGTTGTTTACCTTGTGATATTTATTGTCCAAATAGAATAAAAAATTAATGAAGAAATACTTATTTGTAGGCGAAAGAAGAAGTCCAACTGCAATACGAATGAATGTCACATGGGTTGACAAACGCCTTTGTGCCGGACACCTTTCAAAAGCCGTAGAAAACCTTGGAATTGATTGGAATGAATGTGCCTTTTTAAATGTGTTTGAAGATGATATACGGGACATCAGAGTATTTAAAGGTGTAGTTATAGCAATGGGAAGAAACGTTGAGAAAGTGCTTAAAAAAGAACAAATCAGGCATGAATTCATTTATCATCCTGCAACACGTGGAGCAGTAAGAAATATACAAAAATACAAGGATCACGTAAAAGAAAGAATAGGACACATAGTATTGTCATGACAAATAAAAAAAAGAAAAAACAATATGACAGAAAACGTTATCTTGAAAAGAAACAATATTTCAACGATAAAAGTAAAAAGTGGGCAGATGCTCATAAAGAATTTCTACAAGAATATCAAAAGGAATGGAATGAAAATCATAAAGACTATCAAAAAAACTATTATTTGGAACACAAGAAATTGCCGGAATAACTCAATTGGTAGAGTATCTGATTCGTATTCAGAATGTTGCAGATTCGAGTTCTGCTTCTGGCTCAAAAATAAAAATATGAGAAAACCGAATACGTGTTGCTCTGATTGTGGTAAACCATTATATCGTAGACCATGCGAACTTATTAAGTGGAAAAAGGTTTATTGTAAAAATTGTCAGAAACTACATATGAATGATGCAGCAAAAGTGAAAAATGATAGTCTCTATGTTGCATATATTGCAAAATGGAAAGCAGGTTTGGTTGATGGAATGAAAGGCGAATATCAAATATCTCGACATTTAATAAGGTATTTATTTGAAAAATTTGGTAATAAATGTAGCAAATGTGGTTGGAATGAAGTAAATCCATTTACTAAAAAAATACCTTTAGAAACTGAACACATTGATGGCGATTATAGAAATAACAAAGAAGAAAATTTGGATTTATTATGTCCTAATTGTCATAGTTTAACACCAACATATAAAGGTGCAAACAGAGGTAAAGGAAGAAAAGAAAGAAAAAAGTATGCCTGATTAACTTTAATTGGTAGAGTGCCACACTTGTAATGTGGAAGTTGGGGGTTCGAGTCCCTCATTAGGCTCAATAAATAATGCCGATATGGTTCAGTGGCGACAACACCAGTTTTGTAAACTGGCACTTAATAGACATCGGGGGTTCGAATCCCTCTATCGGCTCAAATACAATTAGTTATGGAAAGACTACCAAGTGAAAATCATGAAGAAAAATTCTTGAAGAAATTACAATCAAGATTTAAAGAGTATGTTGATCTGACACCATACTTAGTAAAGGTTGCAATTGTAACAGTAATAATATTTATTGCATCTTCATTAATTTGGTATAGTTTTTTTCGTATTGACAAAAATAAGCCAATATATAAAAACATTATCGAGCAATTTGAATCAAAGAAAAAATGAAATTATTGATAAAATTTCCAGATCAATCAACATCATTTACATATGGTGTTGAATTTGGCAGGCTTTTGGAAAAAATTGAAAGAGGGGATGATGTCATAATGAATAATGGTTTTCCTGTAAGAATAGAAAATGTCAATTTATTGAAAGAAACATGTCAGAAATTCGGATATATTCCTATCTTTGGCAAAAAATATTTTAATGAATGGATTGAATTTGTAGGCATTAAACAATCAAATAAGAATTAAAATGGGCAAAAAGGAAATCCGTAAAAACAAAATCCCGCATCAATACTTTGTGACCAAAGGATTCGGAGTTGATCCTTTTGAGAAACATGCAGGTGCATATCACATGGCATTGTATGATGCAGGGATAGCAAATTTTAATATTCAAACATATAGTTCAGTACTTTCACCACACTCTGAATTGGTTACTCTTGATGAAATTGATTTGGATGAATATGGCAGTGAAATGAAATGCATAATGTCTTGTGAATTCGGTGAATTTGGTGAATACATCAGTGCCGGAATAGCATACGCATGGATGTACAAAGATCAGGAGTTCGATAAAAAGTTTGGTGGAATAGTTTGCGAGGTCCACGGAAAATTTTCAATTGACAGTCTTGAAGAAAGACTTTATATGGTTTTAAATAATTTGTATGAAAAAACATATAAAGATAAAGGTCTGTTTCTTGGTGAACCTCAAGTAATAACACAAGGTGGTTCAGTACCTAATAATATAAGGTATGGTTGTGCATTGGTTTCACTTTGTTTTGTAAATTATATAATTGTAGAATGAAAACTATAATTTGTAAGAACTGTAATAATCCAATTGGTTTTAAAAATTGGAGAAAACAACAATTTTGTAATAAAAAATGCGAAGGTGAATATAAATCTAAGATGAAATATCTGGATTATTTAAATAATAATGAAAAATATTGTAAAGCATCATATGCACTTAGAGCCATAAAACCACATATATTAAAAGAACAAAATAATAAGTGTGCAATTTGTAATAATGAAAATATTTGGAATAATAAATTTTTGGTATTCATTATGGATCATATTGATGGTAACGCATCTAACAATAAACGTGAAAATGTCAGATTAATTTGTCCTAACTGTGATAGCCAATTAGATACATATAAATCAAAAAATAAAAATTCGGCAAGAAAAGAAAGATATTTACAATCAAAAAATCATGCACCCGTAGCATAACTGGACAATGCATCACTCTTCTAAAGTGGTGATTGTGGGTTCGAGTCCCACCGGGTGTACAAATAAATTTTGAATATGGCAACAGCAATTTGTCCTAAGTGTGGAAAAGTAATTTATGTACCTGATAGTCCGGTACAATTGGAAAAAGATTTTGTAATTTGTTGTGATGAAGTAATATACATACCAAGTGAAGTACAAGATAGTAAAGATGAAGCATAAATTGGAATACACTGATAATAAGGTGTTTATTTCATTAAATGGTTATGCTTTTATTGATGAAGGCGGTCAGACAATAATAATTGTGTACGGAGAAGGTCGCAGAGACGATATGTCGAAGTATTTAAATGAAAATGGTGACAGAATAGGAATAAAGTATAAGATAATTAATTTGCTCTCATAGTTTAATGGATAGAATTGGGGTTTCCTAAACCTTAGATTCGGGTTCGATTCCCGGTGAGAGTACTAAAACAACACTTTTATGAGAACAAGTGAAGTAAATAAAAAGATGAGAGAACTTAAAAAAGTTGGTTTGCTTGATAATTTTACAAGAGTGCAAAAAAAACTTTTAAAACAATTAATAGAAAACCAACAAGATTTTATCATCATGGAGAATGACCGGAAAGAAACCGAAAAATCTCTTTTTAAAGCAAAAGGTTTGGAATTACATTTAAAATAAATTTATACAACAAATGGAAATAATACTTAATATCGAAATTTCTGACTCTGAAATAATTCTTCTCAAAAGTTTTAAAGAGCATGAACGAAAAATATTTAATGAATATCATTCCATCGCATGGGAACTCGAATATAAAGGAATATTGTTATCGACAACTCTTAATGAACAAGGCAAAGAAACAAATAATCGATACTTTCTACTTTCAGGACTTGGTAAAGAAATTATAAAAGAAATTATATGAACAAGAATGCCTCTGTAGTTCAATGGATAGAACGTGAGTCCTCGGAACTCACTGTTGGGGGTTCGAGTCCCTCCAGGGGTACAAATGAAAACAACTGAATTAATACCAGTGTTTGTTGACCAATTGCCTCTTGAAGTCGAAGAAGGTAAGATGTATATTACAGATAAATATGGTATATCTGTCCATCTTTGTGCTTGTGGTTGTGGTGAAAAAACTTTTCTACCGTTCAGACATATAATTGAGGGTCAAGAGCATGGATGGGTTCATTCAATTCAAGACGGTAAAGTTTCTACAACACCGTCAATAGGTAATTGGTTGTGGGAGAATCCTTATCATGCACATTATTTTATAGTGAATAACAAAATAGTTTGGTGTTAATATGCACCCGTAGCATAATTGGATTAGTGCATTGGTCTACGAAACCAAAGGTTGTGAGTTCGAATCTCACCGGGTGTACAAAACAAAACTCAAACGTATTTATATTAAAGGTTTGAAACGATGATTGAATATAATGAAAATAAATTACGTCAAGTAGTTGCGGAATGTAATACGTATAGGGATGTTTTGCATAAATTTGAAAGAAATGAATCGGGTGCATCATATAAGACACTACATAGACGTTTAAATGAATGGAAGATTGAT